TTGCAGAATACACGAAGTAGAAGACGTACTTTTATCGCAGAATCAAACGAGTCAGACGGAATAAATATAGGGTCTCCCGGGTTTATCGATGATGATTTCGAAACCTGCTCGGAGGCTTTTTTACGTTATGTCCGTTCGAATAATCGAAGTAAGGATACGATCGCATATTACCGGAAGTCCTTGCGGATATTCGAAAAGGCGCTCGCTGATCAAGGAATGTCGACGCGTCTACAGCGAATCACAGAGGACGTTATTAGCGAGGGATTTATCCGTTACTCACTAGACGTTAAGCAGGTTAAATACGTATCAGTCGCGACAAGCCTGCGGGCAGTGAGGGCGTTCCTTAATTGGGCGGTTAGTAAGTCGATTATAACCGTGTCGCCTATGCGGGGAATTAAGATTGGCGCAGCTAAGACGAAGGATATAGAAACGTTTACTCGCGAACAGTTACGGGATATCTTCCGTCAACCTGACCTCGAAACCTTCGTAGGATTCCGTGACTATACGATGCTGACGGTATTCCTCGAGACTGGCATAAGGCTGCGAGAGATTACGGATATTCTCGTAAAGGATGTGCGGTTCGCTGATTCGCAGATACTCGTTCACGGAAAGAACGGAGACGTTCGCCTCGTCCCGTTTCAAGCGAAGACAGGGCGCATCATTAAACGCTATTTAAAGGCGCGTGGTAAGGCGGATGTAGATTACCTGTTTATCACGCATGATGATGCGCAGATGTCTCGTAAGGCCGTCCAGGATCGCGTTAGTAAGTACGGTCGAATGGCCGGCATAGATAACGTTAGATGCTCGCCTCACACATTCCGCCACACGTTCGCCAAGATGTCCGTTAAGAATGGCGCTGATATATTTGCGCTGCAAAAGATACTCGGACATCAGACGTTGGAAATGGTACGTGTATACGTGAACTTATTTAGTTCGGAAGTTACCGAGGCTCATCGGAAGTTTAGTCCGGTGGAAAATCTATTTTAATACGAGGAAATAAAAAGACCCTGCGCTTAATTGCGTGGGGTCTTTCGTTGTTTACCGTATTTTCTTACCGTGCTTATCCGTCCATACTAGCGGAATGTTTACCTTACATCGCGGACATTCCTTTGAGTCGTGATATCCGATCATCTTAATCTTCTTATCGCATTCCGGACATCGTATATCCGTCTTCTGTGCAAATACTCCTAGCGACATAAATCCGCCAGTGAAAACCATTCCGACGCCTATCGGGATTCCGATAATAGTGACGCACAATAGAGCGCCTAGTAATACGAGTGGGACTCCGAATATAAAGCCGAGTGTTTTAACGACTATCCGTTCGTACCACTTTTCTTTCGTCAATGCTACCGCTTTGTTCCCGTTAAGTACCTCGCCATTAACCGTCTCTATTGTTACGTCCATTATTATCGCTCCCTTTTCTGTCTATTTTAAATCGAGTTCGACTTCCACCGTATTCCATGCGTTATCGTAATCCTCGGCTTCTTCCAGTTCGACGTCTGTTTCCGACCATTCCAGCTTAATCCATTCGACTGACTCCGCCTCACCGCGTTCTAAGTAAAACAATACATCGCCTTCCTTAATGACTCCTTCGTGAATGTCTCCGCCTAAGTCATCGGAGATAAGCATATCAGCTTCGACTTGTTCGCCGGTACTCGTAACTAGCGTCGCCTGATCCGGGTATGTCGTAAATTTGTGATCCGACGTATTCTCTATCGTAAACTTAACGCCTATTGCCGATTCCTCGGCTTTTTCATCCTCGACAGTTGGCGCCTTTTCCGTAACGACGACCTTCTCTATTTTCGTTTTAAGTCCGTTGAAATCGCCTTCCCACGTGGCATCTTCGTAGTAAGTCCACGGATCAGCTTCCTTTTCTTTAGCAGCTTGTTTCTCTGCTTTCTTATCCGACTTCTTCGCGGCGTTATCGCCGGTCTTGGCTTCCGCCTTATCTCCTTCGATTTCCGGTGCGTCGCTACAAGCGACCAATCCTCCGAGTATTGCGAACATTAATACTGATAATAGCGTAAATATCCTTAACATTCTAACGACCCCCCTCTTCGTTTTATTCCGCCGTATGTGGCGCCTGATTAAATTATAGCACCGTCGGAAAATTATGTCAAGCGTTTATAGGACGAAGTATTGACGTTTGATTGACGAAATGGATTCGGAGGTTTATTTTATTCGGCTTTATATAGGAAGAGACCGGATTGGTACGAGGTAAGTCCGTAAGTTTTTAAAATAATTATGTAGAAAATGCCTAACTCCGGATTGGGGTTGCGTATATAGAAGTATAAGGCAACGAAATGACGAGGAGGTGATTGCGGAAATGGCGGAAGACAAGTTACTCAGCGTAGAAAGTCAAACGGAACACTCGATGACTTCCGGTAAATCGGAAACGAAGATATTCGTCAAGATGTATGTGGACGCTGTTAAGGCGGGATTGATCGCAGACTTAGGCGCGGACAACTGGCAGACACTTTGCGTTATTGCCTCGCACATGGACAAGGACAGTGAATGTTTCCCGACACATGCGCAAATAGCAAAGGGATTAGGGGTCCGCAGGGAGACGGCGACTAGACGAGTTAAGAAGTTAGCGGATTACCGATGGAACGGAAGACCGCTGATAGTCTCCGAGAAGGGGAGGACAGAAAAAGGTACGTGGGATAATACGAGATATACGATTCTTCCGATAAGTCAGCTTAGGATATTCGAGAATGAGCCAGAGGATATAACGACTACGTGACGCATAGCGCACTTGGACGCAACTCACATGGTTATACGTCACACTAACTAGAACCATCTTTTAACTAGAGCCATTAAGAACTAGATAAGTAATACCGATTTAAGGAAATGCACCTTAAATTCGGGGAAAATACCTTCTAAAAGATTATCGCAATTACCTTAGTGATATCGCCAGTAATATAAAGAAGGTACAGGCGAATGAAATAAAACATATGAAAGTAGGCGATCAATATGTCAAACGAAAAAGTAACGGTAACTAAGGAAGTGGCGGAGGCAATCTTACAACTGAGGCGTGAGTGTGTTGGTAACTACCGCATTATTAACAGGGTGCAATGCGCAGCGGAAACGGGACCGGCCTTAACCTTAAAGGCGTGGGCGTTTTATAGTTCCAGCAAAGGAACTCCGGATAAACTAATGCAAGCACTCGTAAACGGTTACGAAGTCGAACGGACGCCGCACGATCAACTACGGGAATATTACGAAAGTAATTCCGCATGGGTAGAAGACCCGGGATCATACGTACCTACCGAGAGGCAACGATTTATAGGACGAAATCAAGGCGTTTTAAAAACGTTAAAAATTCTCGGAATTACGGTCGAGGGGGTAAACGATTTATTTCCGAAGGAGGCGCCACTATGAAAACCAAGGGCATGACGGACACCCAATATGGAATATTCCACGTTGTACTCTTCGTCGCAGTCTACGCAATCCTGCTGACGGTAATTGTAAACTAAGCGGACATTAATACGAAAAGGAGGACGAACATATGACGAAGGAATGTGGAGAAGTAATCGAGGACGCATCACGTAAGTTATCGACAGTCATCGCAATTATGAAGGAAATGGAAATACGCGGAGAGCATAACGTAAGTACGGAATTAGTAAAGGCGTTACTTAAACCAGCGGAGGAGGCGTTACGGAATGACTAGAGGAAATGGTCTAACTAACGAAGAATTAGAGGAAATACGCGAACGTGCCGATAAGGCTACGGAGGGTCCGTGGGTATGTGATGACCTAGATACGACGGTTGTAGCCCTTCTGTATACGGATGTGACCGATATAGCGACCCCATATAAAGAGGTTGACGCAGACTTTATTTCTAACGCTAGGCAAGACATCCCGAAGTTGTTGGCGGAGATTGATCGATTAAAACAGGAAAACGAAAGGTCGGTAGATTCCATATTCGGGCATGCTATCCGCAATAACGCAAGGAGACTGGCGGATCAGGCTCGTGATAAGGACGGAGGCGATGCGGATTGACTAACGGAAACAGCGATCACAACTTCGGAGAAATGCGCCCAATAGCGAAAGTAGGCGACCTCGTTCGCTGCCTTGGCTACGGAAACCGCGTATTCATAATCGACGCATATACGCACGAACTATCGTACGACGCCGAGAATGCCTTCGAGGACATCTACTACGACATGACGGACGCCTTGACGAAGGAATATACGCTAGGCGGTCAGGAGGACATATTCGTCGTATGTAAGGCGGACAAGGCTGACGACTATCTGGCGCAGTATTTGCGGAACGGACATGACGTAGGACTAGGCGCAGGCAAGGAAATGCCATCGGAAATATTACGTAATATATTAGCGGACATTAATCCGCAACAGGAGGCGAGTGAAATGTCGAAGGAAAGGCGGTTAACACCGCGCGAGGAGTCGTCACAGGAAGCCACTAGACGCAAGCAGGAACGCGAAGAAATGTCGGAGAAGGCTGACGTATTACTTGATGAGATGCGCGATTATATGACGCTTAAAACGATGTTTGGCGATATGGATGGCGAGTATCAAGCGAAGATTGACGACGTTAAAGCGGAGTTGGCGGAATTGACGAAGAGTAAAACTGAGGAGGGCAATTAAATGAAAGAGGAAATTTACGGACAAGCGTCGCAGTATATAGATGCAATAGCGAGTAATCTCGGGGTCGCTGCCGAACACGTTTACGGAATGTTAGTACGTCAGCAAGTAATTTCCGGATGGGTCTGGATGGGCGTGGGCTTGATCGTAGTAATAGTCTGTTTAGCGTTAATCACCTTTACGATTGTAGCTAATGTTAAGGCAAAATGGGATAAGTCATTCTGGTCAAGGGCTCCGAAAAACGGTTACGCCAAGTATTTGACCTACGGGGATGAAGTTTTCTCCTTAGTTATGGTAGCTGTTGCAGTAGTTTTATTAGTAATATTCTCAATTATATCAGTAGAATCCGCCTTGAAGGTAGCCAACCCAGAATACTACGCGATCAAAGAGATTATGGACGTAATCAAAGGAGGGAAATAAATGGCGAAACTACCGCACGCAAAGGATTGGCGTAATCGGAATATCGACGACTGGAATACGCTAACCTTTACGGAATACCTAAAGGACGAACACAAGCGTATATTCGGAATCGACTACGCTCCTATGCGATCATGGCGCATCGAACAAGGAATGATCGGAGACTTAATCGGTACTAAAACGAAGGAGCGTACCGTCAGCAATGCGCTTGTAAAGGAGTTCATCGACGAAGCCTTTGCGACATATACCCCTAACACAAATTACCCGGGAACGTCATTCGGATTCAGTTATTCGTACAGGCGGAACATATTGCAACGACTACAGGCGGGGGAAATGAAGCAGGAACAGCGTAAGGTTAGCGAGGATAATGCGGACAGCCTCGAGGATTTGGCGGATTGGTTTTAATAATAATAATACGAAAAAGGAGCGGATAATATGAAGGAATTACACGAAATGTATTACGCGGAACTTAGCGAACGTGTCGAGGAGACTATCCAAGCGATTCGACGAAGGGCTTACGAGGAGGGGTATCAACACGGAAAGGATGACGCAAAACTACGCGAGATATCCGAGACTATATTAACCCCGGAAAAGTTGGCGAAGTTGGATCAGAAGAAGCGCGACGAGATTGTTGCGAAGGCTAAGTCGGATGTTTACGATTTATTGAAAGAACGCCAGATATCCGCGGACGAAATGGAGTTCATTACGGATCAAAAGCGTCGGGTAGTAGTCGCTAAAATAAAGCACCTATTTAGTGGGTTTACTTTGACCGAAGGTATTGCAAAATGTAATCCGGATGACTGCTTCAACGTACACATCGGAAAGGCAATCGCATTGCGACGCGCACTAGGACTAGCTATACCTTCTTATTACCTTAACGCACCGAATCCGACGGAAGTTCGTAATTACGACAGTGTCGATTATAAAGGGGTTATTTATACTATAACGCCAACGTCGGAGAAGGATATGAGGTACGGGAATAACCAGGCGCAAGTTACTTCTATTGTAGCACTCGACGGAGAAGTAATCGACGACTCACGCGAATAACTACGCCTTATAACGAAAGGAGGAACGCAATTTGACGGAATGTATTTTATCGGAATACCGGAATGACAAATGCGCCAACTGTACGCCATACTGCCCGCATCGAATCGCTATGATGGGACTGGACGGAAATGGCGGACGAGTATCCAGCGCAGGACTGCCGAAGGATTACCGCGACGTAACGCTCGCCAATTCGCCAGTCCGCGCTAGTCAGCCGGACATATACGCACTACTCGATGAATACGTGAAAACGTTTGGAAGGGAAGGACGGATAAAAAGCTTATACATGTGGTCGGATTCACCTGGAACCGGAAAAACAACGTCAGCTAGTGCGGTCTTGAACAATTGGATCGCACACGACTACTTAAGTTCGTTAAAGGCAGGCAAACATCCTCGACAACAACCGGCATATTTCCTAGATGTGAACGCTTGGCAGGAATTATATACCGGATTCACGCGGCCAAATATTCCGCAGGATATCGCAGAAAAGAATAGTCGACCATACTACGATCAAATGGAAAAGGCAAAGCGAGCGCCGTTCGCAGTTCTCGATGATATTGGCGTAAGAGGGAAGGCCAGTGACGGATTTAGAGGAGACTTGCATACGGTCATAAATCACCGCACATCCAACGGAATGCCTACTATATTCACAAGTAACTTGACGATAAAGGAAATGGCGAAAGTGTTCGACGATAGACTGTACGACAGAATCCGTGATCAAGCGGGTGTAATTCACTTCAAGGGCGGAAGCAAACGAGGGAGGAGGTAACGTATGCAATACGGAAAACTACTGCTAAATAAGGTAATCGACGATAACGACGTAATGGCATTAACGCGCCACAATATAACGGAATCGGACATGCCTTCGGATGTTGACCGGAACACACTTCGTTTCATTACGGAATATGCGGAGGATAACGGAGGCAAGGCGCCATCATATGCGACAGTGGCTGCGGAGGTCGAGGGATTCGAGTATGTGCCGGAAGTGTCCGACAGCTTTAAGTGGCTTACGGCGCAGATAAAGGATCATGCAGCGAAACTAGCAGTTGTGGAATGGTTCGAGTCGGGAGACTTTAGCCGAAAACTTAACGAAATGGGCGGGAGGGAATTCGTAGAAAACGAGTTGCCAAAAATGCTGGAATCGGTTAAACTAAGAACAAGCGTTCGTGATAAAGTAGGAACAGACGTCAAAACTGACGGAGAAAAGTTCCTCGAGGAGTATGATCGACGCAAGGAAGGCAAGTCATTCCGCCTATGGAAATCGAGATTCTCGTCAATCGGCGAGTATATATCGTCAAACCTTTACGTTGTTTACGGAAAGAGTGGGCGGGGTAAGTCCGTAATTAGTCTCGAGGAGGGCGTATACGCGGCGCAGCAGGGCGCTAATGTGTTGCTCTGGGCCATGGAAATGGGCGCATACGAGGTGATGGTGCGTATCTACGTATCGCTATCCGGAAAGACCGGTGTCACCACGGCCGAGATTCACGGGGAACATATGACGGCCGGATTCGACTCGACCGACATGAGACTCGGACGACTTTCGGAGGAATTCGAGAAGGCATTCCGAATATTTGTCGCCACTATTAACGAGCACATGGAAGGGAATATAACGGTACGGGCGGTAGATGACGAGGACTTTGCTGATCGCAGTATTCGAGCGCTAGAGGCGGACATGGACGAGGTAGACGCGGACTTCGTAATAATTGATCCGTTCTATTACATGACGTACGAAAAGAACACGTCTAAAACTGCGGGTGGTGACGCTAGTAATACGTCGATGAAGTTAAGGGCGCTGGCTGGGCGGTCATCAGCGGTAATAATAGCGATTACACAGGCGGATGAGACGAAGGAAGATAAGGACGAAGACGGAGGACGTGAGTTGGCGCTACCAAATAGGGAAGACGTCAAAAAAACGAAATCACTTCTTGAAGATGCGTACATGCTAATCGGGGTTGATACGGACTATAAGCAGGGACGCGGACTTGTTGGCGTAAATAAAGGACGGTCAGGTGGAGAAGGTAATGAGTCGGAAATCCTGTACATACCGCAAGTTGGAATCGTGAAGGAAATCGACGTCGGTAGCGCAGCGTTATCCGGATTTAACTTTTAAAGGAGGAATATTATGAGTAGGTTGAATGAAATAAAAACACTGGTGTTAGAGGGTAATTGGGCTGGAAGGGTTTTTCAAAGTGATTGGTTAGATATTATTGAGAAGGCAGAACGTGTGGAGGAATTGGAGAAGGAAAACTTCCAGTTAAATGGTGAAATGGATAGCCTGATGCAGAAATTGGAAGACAATGAGCCTTATTATTCTATGAAGTGTTTAAAGATGGAAGATGAAATCAAACGCTACAAACAGATCATGGCATCCGCATCCGAGGAACTTTATTATGTTATAAATTCCAATAAAAGCAACGGCGTTAAAAAACATTATGTTACCAATGCCAAAAGATTCCTAGATGAGACGATCGAGGAGGCGGACTAATTGGCGATAATCAAAGTACGCGGACACGACGTAGATGTCGATATCGAGGCGGAACTACGTGAATATGATTTCGGACACCGAGCGCGCTGGTCATCGGACAAGCTAGTCGCATCCAGTCCGTTCCGTGTCGACAAAGCTCCGTCATTCTGGATATCCTTGGACGGTGATTACGCCGGTGTATGGGGAGATTCCGGAGCGTTGGACGATGAATATGCCGGAGGTAACTTCGCCAAGCTGCTCGGACATCTACGAAATGAGTCGCAGGAAGCGGCGGAGGAATATCTGCTCGAAGAATACGGAGCGTTGTACGTCGTTGAGCAAGGCGAGGATATCGTATTACCTACACCAACGCTGCGGACTAAGACGCAGGATAAAGAACTTCCGTCATCAATCGTTACACAGGCGGTCAGTCCGTACCTTATAACGCGAGGCATTTCGGCGGACGTCCAGGAAGAGCACGGCATCGGATACAGCGAACAGTATCGAGGATTTACGGCGATACCGTGGAGGTTTCCGGACGGACGATTAGGTAACGTCAAGTATCGTTCGACACGGGATAAGCGTTTTTTCTACGTCAAAGGGGCCACGCAGATTAGGCGACTGGTGTTCGGAATGGACGTTGTAAACCGGGAACAGTCGGAAGAAGTCGTGCTGTGCGAAGGTGAGATCGATGCGATGTCGTGGCAGGTGGCGGGTGTTCCGGCGATTGCGATTGGTGGGGCGCACATATCCCGCCAGCAGATCGACATTATACGAAGGAGTCCGATTAAGCGACTGTTGTTAGGCGGAGATAATGACGAGATGGGGCGGAGATTAAACGAGCAGGTTGCGGATGTGCTGCGTGGATATGTCGAGTTGGTTGACGTTGATTACGAGGACGAAAAAGACGCCAATGACGTATTGCTCGTCAAGGGCGCCGATCTATTGGTAAAACTTACCAACGTAGAAAGTCGTAGGTACTATTTACCATTTAGTCATAATACTGTAATATAAACGTAATGCAGTAGAAATTATTCCGAATCTTTCACAATCTCGACCACATCCTCGATTGGTACTTCGAGGTGCGAGCATAACTTCTCGATTGTCGAAAGCGATACTGATTCGTTTTTATTTAACTTAGTCCTTGTCGCAGACGAAAGTTTTAAATCCTTACATACGTTAGTTACTTTTAAATCCTTATTTAGTAGCGTGTGGTGAAGCGGTTTATAACTTATCATAATAATATTTCCTCCTTGTTGTTAATTTAATTATAAACTATTAGTGCGTAATAATCAACTTTTAGTTTACAAATTTAAACTAAAAGGTTTACATATCTAAACCTTCGTGGTATTCTACATTTAGTAGTTTAATAGATTTTAAAAATAAATTACTAAATAATGCCTAACACACTTAATACTTTGCGTATATAGGAGTATAAGGCAAACAAATAGGAGGAAACAAATTGAATAAACAACAACTTAATAATTTAGTAGTCATGTACCAGGAAACTAAAAGTGATGAAATCTTTAGCGAGATTTTCGAAAGCTTAGGAGGGTTCATCGCGAAGACAGTCCAGAACATATCGACAAGGTATAGGATGGACAAGCTGGAAGTAGAGAGCGAGGTACACTTTAAGATTTACGACGTCGCCAAGGACTACAAAGCAGAGTTAGGAGACTTCGAGAATATCTTGAGGGTTTCGATAAGTAACTCGTGCAAGTCGATACTAAGGAAACCGAAAGTAGAAAGTGTCAACTTAGAATATGGAGACGATGAAGGAAACACGGTGAGTATCTTCGAAGAGTTAGAAGGGGAAAACTTATCAAGTGATTTAGAAGAAGAATTAATCGAACACATAACGAAAAAAAGAGACCAGCGTCAACTGATCTCCGACTTACTGGAAAAAGCAGACAATAAAAGCCGCCAAGCCTTAACTGCTTATTCCGATTCAACTTCCTACCTAGACGCCGCCAAGCGCCTCGGTACATGCAATAAAACGATTGAGAGACGTATCCGTAAGATAGCCAACCTTTTCGACGCCAATCAAAAAGGAGATAAGTCCGACTATTTTACTGTATTAACAGAATCTATAGCTTAAAACATTACATGTCTATTTCAACGTCTCTATTTCATTATATCACGTACAACACGAAATTATACGCAAATTGAGGAAATTAATCAAGTCTTAATATACGTTAATATAATCCAACTAAAATACACGGAGGTTTTTACGATGTCAAACGAACATTCAACGCTATTAAACGAAATACAAACGCAGGAAAGACGCGCTATCCTTACCAACGCAGAAGCAATCGAGGCAACGTACTATGAATACAACGGACAACCAGAGGATGTAACGGATTTCTATGGTAACACATACGAATACTTTTCTCTGAAAGGAGTGCTTGTCGGATGAGTACGTCAACTAACGAAGAATATATCATTACTACACACGCTAGACAACGGATTAAAGAACGCTTAGGCATCGAATCAATCGAAGTAGCCAGCGCATGGGTAGCTGAGCAATTACGCAAGGCTTCCCGTTCATATAAGGACGAGCATCGCACGAACTACGTTACGGAATCCTACGAAATTGTAACGGACGGCATTAAGATAGTCACCGTTAAGCCGAAGGGCATTGCCGCGGATTATATGACGAAGCTGACCGGTATGTTATCGAGGGAAATAGAGAAGGAATTGACGAAGGTTAATCGCGAGTTACGTAAGATCGAAATTACAGTCGCGGAGCATACGCTGAATCAGCTTAAGGCACGTAATCCTCGGACTAAGGACGTAATACAGACGAAACTTCTTGCGGCGCTTGAGGAAAAGGCGCGTATTGAGAACGAAGTTAAATCGGTACAGCGTGCGGCGGAGAAATTCGGATTAACGGCGATATCATAATCGCCCGCCGGTTGCGGTGCATGAACGCGGAAGTCCACGGCATCCGAACACCGTTCATGCATCGCCACGGGCGACAAGCTGCGCAGCTATACCCGACATTATATAAGAAGAAGGAGACGATTGAATGACGAAGTATCAAGCAGGTACAGACGCATTGGACGCATTAAACCAGGAGGACGGCGGAGGAGATAAGCAGGAATTTACCTCATTCAAAAGTGGAACGACGTTAACCGTCAAGGTACTAGGAACAGCCGATCTTATCCAGTTTTATAGCTACGGAATTTTTAAACAAGTCAATTCGTTCGTAGCCGCCAATCCAAGTAAGAAGTCCGCAAAAGGATACCCGGTCGAAAACTATACGCCGTGGGACGCTGCATGGAAATACCACAAGGATTTATCGCAAGACTTCAACGACGAACACGGACAAGAGGCGGGCAAGTATCGTCCGAAGCAACGTTTTGCGATGGGATTCATTGACTTGGACTCCGGAGAACCAATCGTCATCGACGTATCGAAGAATCAGGCGCAAGCAATTCACGCCTCCATTAAGAAGTACGAGAAGAAACTAGGCAAGCTGGCGTTCGAATTAGCGAAGACTGGACAGTCTACTTCAACTACCGTCAGCTTGTCGCCTGTACTAGACTTCGACGAAGACTTGACGGACAAGCAGAAGGAAAACTTCGGTAAGGCTCCGGAAGAGTTCGACATGACGCTGTTTGACGGCCTTCTTTACGAAGCTGACGAGGCGGAACAGCTCGAACTACTTACGCAGGCCGGCTTCGACATAACGCTGATTGGTTACGGTAAGGATGAAGCGAAGACTGACGTAGGACAGGCGGTCAGCGGCGTAGGAAGCGGTGAAAATGGCGACATTACAGACGACGATCTTCCGTTCTAATGCGGAAGTAGTCACGCTAATACGATGTAAACTAAACGATAAAGGGGACGGTCGAATGGCTCACATAAGCGAAACTACGGGGAAGTATTCACAAGTAATCGCCAAAGCCGCGCTAATTGCAGGCGGATATCAAGTGGCGGAAACTGAAACGGAGGAACCTTACGACTTTGTCGCAAAGGATCGCCTCACTGGCGAGTGGCAGACGTTCCAATGTAAGACGATTCGCCTTCGTGGCGATCGGAAGAACGAAATGGTCGTATATTGTAAGAGCGGAAACGGAAAGCCTTATCCGAAATCCGACGTTGATCTAATTATTGGCGTCTTGGCGGAAGATGGCGAAGTGCCACGCGTATTCTACTTCGAGAATGAGGAGAAAGGCGAAGTGTGGGCGTCTGAAATATCGGCAGCCAAGCGGTGGGTCGAACTTCCAATATCGCTGGATCGTGGGATGTTAGTCGAAGATATCACGGCATTAGATGGACCGGAGGTATCCGGGATAACTGGCGCGATTACGGAGGTGTACCAATGACGGATGCACAATACGAACGTAACTACGACGCAATGTTAGCGAACCCTCCCGAGGACACTCGCCAGGAAGTCGGACACTGCGACTACTGTATGGACGATATCCTCGAAGGTGACGAAGTATGGCGAGATGCAGGCGGACAACTCGACTTATGCGTATGTTCAATCGGATGTCTGGCGATGTTTACAGCAAAGTACGACGTCGATATTGACGAATTTGAGAAGGCGGAGGCGGTTATATAATGGCGAAACTTAACGGAGTTCATACGGTGAATATGGTTGACGGGGATATTACAAAGATTTCGTACCTCGGGGATACGTACGAGATGGTTGAGGGCGGAAGGGGCGATGTAAAGCTAGGTGATGTCGTATTAAATAATGACTACGCCGAAGACGCCCCGGCGGGAGAATATTTCGAGGTTGTATCCGGTGGATTTAGCGGATTTACGGTTATAGATAACGCCGGGGACATTCATGGAAACATTCTCCACCAATGTACAATATTCCGCAAAGTGGGGCCACCTGAGTCGCATGCGACAATCGGAGGTGATCCGCAAGTGGGCGATAAAATCCGGATTACTCGGACAGTAATGGCGGGTAGTGATTACGAGATAGGCGATGTGCTTACCGTCCAATACATCTATCCCGATAATGACGTCCGAGTAGAGGAGAACAGGCGGTTAATTCTACGTAGTGAGTTCGAAATTATCGGACGTAACTCCGACTCCCCGTCGACAGACGAACGTATTGACTCGCTAGAAACGCGTGTGACTGCGCTGGAGGAAGGCGCGGAGGATTCGGGTGAGGACGAAGTAATCGTGGACATCTCGGAAAGCAAGTACTCACCCAGAGATGTCGTCCGAGGAGATTCCGGTGCCTTGTACGTGCTATACCAACGATGCCCGGAGAATGATTATGCAGGCGAAGGAATTGCGTGGAGGGCGAACGAATCATATTTCGGATGGATTGGCGAGGATCAAATCGAAAAGGTGTCCGATGAAATTACGTCAGCCACACCGAAAATTGGCGACAAGGTTATCGTAGTTAGAGAGATTGCCTCCAGTGGAGAGTACGCAGTTGGCGACGTCCTAACGGTCGAAGAGGTAGTTGGAGACAGTGGCATTCACGTAAAGGACTTAGGCGTTGGATTACTGTCTAGCGAATTCAAAGTCGTAGAGATTGCGCCAGATGCACCGACATTCGAAGTCGGGGAGTACGCTAAGTTTACCCGCGATGAACACGAACATAGCGAAGGAGATGTCGTATTAATTATGGACGATGACGGGGCAGACAGTCTTCCGTTGCGTATTGAGAAGGTAAACGGCGAATCTTACGGATACGCGAATAGAAGTGCGCTAGTTACTGCTACGGACGCAGAAGTGGCGGAAGCTAAACAGGAATTTAGTCCGAAGTTTTCCGTAGGAGATTACGCTAAAGTTATCGGAGATACGTACCATGACGATATTGACGAAGGGACAATCGTTAAAATAGTAGCAGGAACTGACGATGACGGCGACTATGAAATCCAATTACTAGACAAATCCGACTACGATTTCGCACCAGCGTCATCACTCGAAAAGTTATCGGAAAAGGAAGCCAAGTTTGCGAAGATTGGGCGCAAGGTGGACGAGTATAAGGTCGGGGATATCGTCATCGTCGAGGTTACCGTAGACCATTACGGATCGCCTGTCGGAAGTATCATCGAATTGATCGATACACGAGATGATAGAGACGGTATATTTAAATACCGCAAAGAGTCCGGTTCGGTAAGGTTAGTTGACTATAAGTATATCGAATTAGTAACGCCAGTCGAACATCGCTTCGACAAGTAACTACGGAAACATACGTCAAACAACGGAAAGGAGGACGATACATTGACGGAAATCAAACTAACGTTAAACAACGTCAGCCAGTCGGACACCAACGATGCAGCCGAGCGGATTAACAAAGCCGCCAAGCTAAAGTCGGACGCCACCGAGACAATGGACGAAGCCTGGACGAGGATATTCGCGATGAAGAATAGTGACCGCGATAACGGGAGGCTGCACGAAGTTAGGCGGGCGATGGCTGCTGGTGAAATTGGGCGCGAGGTGCCTGCGGAAGGTGAACGTCAGGGTAAGTTTAATAAGGCGGAGGCTATGCGGTTATGGAAAGTGCTAGCGGAACGCGGCAAGGCGGATAAATTACGAAAGATGGTCGAGGATACTCCGGATAACTACGAACTGATCACGACAGAATCCCAGATGGTTGAGTTAATTGATGCGCTAATGGACGAGACGATCGTAGCGATTGATACGGAAACAACGGGAGTTGATGTGTATACCGACGTTATCGTAGGTATGTCATTTACGCTCCCTGTAGCGAACAGGCACGTATATATCCCGGTCGACCACGTTGATTGCGTTCAATTATCGAGAGACTATGTAATAGACGCTGTTGATCCGATACTTAGGAACGAAAGCATCGGAAAGGTTTTCCATAACGCGATATTTGATATAGCGATGTTTCGCCGGCATGGGTCGGACGTAAAAGGAGTAGCGTGGGACACGATGACCGCAATGCACTTGCTAAACGAAAATGAACCGTCGTTTAAGTTGAAGGACTTGGCGCCTCTATATCTAGGCGTTGAGTCTGATACTTATGCGGAATTATTCGGAAATAACGCTCAATTTAAGGAAGTTCCGCTAGATATTGCGTTGGTTTATGGGGCGAAGGACACTGAAATAACGTGGAAACTATACGAGTTTCAGCGAAGACATATGGAGAAGATGCCGACGATATTAGACTACTATGAGGCGGTTGAAGTGCCATTACTGACGGTGATCGTGGACTTGGAGGCAAACGGATACGTACTCGATTTAGATTTCGCTGAGAGGTACGGAAAGGAATTGCGGGATAAGGCGGAATCACTTCGGGGGGAATTAGTTCGGACTCTGGCGCCGTACCACACCGGAGATGGCGATATAAACTTAAATTCCTCGCAGCAAATGAAGCCGGCAGTATCTAAAGCGATAGGACGAGAATTGCCGAATATGGACGCGAAGAAGACGCTCAATCCTTTGAAAGATAAGCATGAAGTTATAGCAAATCTAATCGAATATAAGGACGTTACTAAATTGAGTGGGACGTACATCGACGCATTGCCTAAGAAACAGAACCCAACAACAAGGCGGTGGCACTCGCGTTTTAATCCGATGGGTACGGTGACGGGAAGATTCAGTTCAGGTAAGGACGAGGAGGATAAATCTGGACAGGGGTTTAATGTGCAGAATCAACCTGAGAATGCGCGGAAGATGTTCGTTGCTCCCGAGGGTAAGGTACTCATAGGAGCCGACTTTAAAGCGCAGGAAATAAGATGCGTCGCGTATATGTCAGGAGAACCTGTATTAATTAACGCATTCCTAGAAGAACGCGATCCTTATGCAAACATGGCGTCAAACTTCTTCAAGCGACCTTATGAAGAAGTATACAAGAACGATGACGGAAGTGATACGGATGAACGTAAGCAGATGAAAGTCGTATGGCTTGCGACATTGTACGGAATGAGCGACTTTTCCTTGGCAAATACGTTGGGCGTGGATAAGAAGGAAGCGACGGAATTTAAGGAAGAATTGTTCGGTAGTATGCCGAAATTGAATGCGTGGCTCGAAGCGAATAAGGCAACGGTACAAAAGCAGGGATTCGTATGGGCGGATCACGGATACCGTAAACGAAGACTTCCGGAGGCGACTTGGCGACGTAAAAATATTCCTTACGGACAATATTTCAACGATAAATACAAGAAGGAACGCATCCACAACGCTAAGATAGGGACTGCGTTTCGTCAGGCCGCAAATGCCCGGGTGCAAGGTTCGTCATCCATTCAGACGAAGGTTACGATGATTAGGGCGCATGAGTATTGCGCTAATAAGCCCGGCTGGGCGCTGTGGGGGTCCATTCACGACGAGATTCTGTTCGAAGTTCCGCGGGATTTCACGAAGGAAGATGCGGAGGATATTCGCCAACTTATGCTCGAGTCCTATCCGTGGGGAGACGTAGTACCAAATGGTACGGATATTGAGGTAATGGAACGGTGGGGCGAGGGTGTTCCGGTGGAAGAATGGTTTAATCAATAGAAAGGTGGACGATTATTTGACGAAAACTAAACGAGGTAACGCACAACTAGCGCAACAAATAGCGGACGATTTGGTCGATCAAATGGACGAGTTTCATAGTCTTCCGGAGGTTTGGGATAATGCGCTAGACACGCAGATTGCGAAATGGTATGCCAACGCACCGAACGTATTTCCGAAACGGCCTTACTTCTCTCCATCATCGGCGAACGCTTGCCCGAAGGAGTTGTATTACAAGGCGAAACGGGCGCCAAAGGATGTAATGCGGAAGCAGCCGCACCAATCACGGTGGCAGAAAATCGGAACGTCGATCGGCGATATGATTCAACGGGAGATATTGTCGATGGAGCGCAATTACGAGAAACATGTCGGACAGCCTTGCCGGTTTAAATTCGAACGGACGGACAAAGGCGAGCCACTTTTCGAGGAATTTGCGAAGCGCAACGTACTCGTCGAGCATAACGGAAAGTCGTTTTACCTTTACGGAACTGGCGACGGCGTCATGCAGTACGTAGCAGACGACGGCGAAGTATTCCGCGTAGGTCTCGAGGTAAAGTCGAAGCAGACTACGGCAGCCAGGACGTCATTGTTCTCGATGCGCAAACCGGAAGAATCACACGTCAAGCAGTGCGTCAGTTATGCCCACATGTATAATCTTGACATGTTCGTAATACTTTACGTGAATGCGTCCAAGAAGACGTGGGTATATGCGGAGGGTGATTATGAAAAGAATCCGGATATTAGGGCGTTTGGAGTCCACGTAACCGACGAAGATAAAACGGAGTTATTCGATAGATTTACCGAAATACTAGATTCGATTGATGAAGGTAAGCCGTTACCTCTAAAGGTGGACGGATGGCTTTTTAACCCTTACAAAACGCTGATTGCGAAGGAAATGCCGGAAGAGGAGTTCGGGGATTTAAAACGTATGAATAAGCAGATGTCGAGGTCAAGTCTACCGGAGTTCAAGAAGCGTAACTTTGCAGAAGTAGTCGACTTTATATCGGAAGTAAGGGAGGCGGAATAATATGCGGTTCATATTTACGTTAATTACAATCGCAGTTCTGACGGCACTGGCTTACGGACTCGCGGCACTGTTCGGAAGTACGTACGAAGAGGCTATGCTTCCGTTGCTCGTCGGGTTTGTGTCAGCAATGTTTGCGAACAGTGTAACGGAAGGAGGCGAATAGATGACGTTTTCTAACGTAACTTTTTGCTTGGACTTATCGTTATCATCGCCAGGATTCGCAATACTCGCAGTTACCGAAACCGGTGCACCGATCGTCCTCGAAACATCGCACGTCAAAACGAAGGCGTCGAAGTCTCACGGATACCGACTAGGCGAGATTAGCGAGGAGATTGACCGTTATATTACGACGTACCAACCGGAGCATATCGTCCGAGAAAAAGGATTCTCGCGGTTTGCTGCGACGACACAGGCCATCTTCAAAACGGTGGGAATATCCGACCTGTACGCCCACATGCGGATGGACAAGGTAATCGCGGAGATTCCGGTGACTACCGTTAAGAAGGCGGTCACAGGTTCGGGCAAGGCGACTAAGGACGAAGTGGCTGACGCTGTTATGGAGATATTACGGATAGATAAGCCGTACTTCTTTGCGACAGATGACGAAAGTGACGCCTGCGCGGTTGGATTGGCGTATATGTACGAGCATAAATTAATCGAAAAGGGGTGGTAATATGAAGGATGATAACCAGATATCCTACTTGATAACAGACGTTATCTTACTAACTTTCACGCTTCTAGTGGCGTTACCATTTACGTATATGGTTGCATGGAACGTGTTAGCCGTCGGATTGTTCGGTACTTTTAAAATAGGATACGGCGGCGCATATGCGCTAATGGTACTGCGATCCTTATTTTTTGGTAAGGTGGCAGGTAAAAATGATGAAACTTACAAAGAAAGTCTAGGCGATACAGTTAAAGGGATTTTAAAGTATGTTTTCGTATTAGTTTTGACGGTAATTATAGGACTTTCATTAGGATATTTATAGGAGGAGATATTATGAAACCACTTAGACGTAATCTAGACGGGTATACAACGGGTGAACTTGAGGAAGAAGTAAAACGGCGAAAAAGGTACGATTATACCCACAAGCGCGCATTAGCTATCGTCAACAATCCGGACAATCATGTAATTGTTACCGAAATAGCGGAAGCATATCACGGGGGTAAGGAGATAACATTCGTAATTAACGGAGGTGCGGAGATATGAAGAAATTCTCGGAGATAGCGGCAATGGTTCTCGTAACAGTCGGACTACTAGCGATACTCGCCGCAGCACTAGGAGGAGTCATTGCGATATGGAGCCTTATATTATGACGAAGTTATCTAAGGTACTTGACGCAATAGCCGAGGTGCTACTCGTCTTATTTATAGCCGCAATGATGGTGGTCGTCATAGTCGGAATGTGGAAGGGGCTGTGTATATGAGCGCAGTATTCTCGGAACAAATACGCAGGGTACTCGAAGATCAGCGCCAGGAATTGCGTGACATCCGCCAGAAAAGGCGGGAGCTACTCGCAAGGATGTCCGAATTAGATGACGAAGAGATAACGGCGATTGTCGGGATACGGAAGACACGGGCGATATTAGAGGAGATGCAAGCGGACGAATACTAAAACAACGAAAAGGGAGCGATTATTTGACGGAAACTAAGATTAAGAAACGTAATGGATCGTCAGTGGATTTTGATGCGAGCAAGATTACGCAAGCTATCCGCAATGCCGGTGTAGAGACGGGCGAGTTTGGCGATAAAGAGGCGAAAGTACTAACGCAAGATGTTATGACGTTGGTCCGTGGTAGAACGGAGGGAACGGACGAGCCTATTACGGTAGAGGACGTCCAGGACTTAGTTGAGACCATATTGCTTGCGTCTGAATATAAAGAAACGGCTAAAGCTTACATTATCTACCGAGAATTACGTAATCGAGATAGAAGTCCCGACATATTCAAGCGAAGGGTTAACTTGAAGCCGTATGAGTATCCGCAGATGTCGGAGTACAAGGACGCTATAAGGCATTCATACTGGATTCATACGGAATTTAATTATACATCGGATATACAGGACTTTAAGGTTAACGTAACAGACGCGGAAAGGAACGCAATTAAGAACGCTATGCTCGCGATAGCACAAGTAGAGGTAGCGGTTAAGACGTTCTGGGGCGACCTTTACCACCGTATGCCTAAGCCGGAAATAGGCTCGGTCGGATATACGTTTGCGGAGTCGGAAGTCCGCCACCATGACGCATATTCGCATCTACTAGAAATACTCGGATTAAATAACGAGTTTGAAAAGATCGAGGATATTCCCGAATTGTCGCAGAGGGTAGATTATTTAACGGATAGCGTAGCGTTAGCGCGAACAGGTAGCGATAAGGACTACGCATTGTCGATTCTACTATTCTCGCTATTCATCGAACATGTATCGCTGTTCTCGCAATTCCTTATTATTATGTCGTTCAACAAACACCGGAATCTATTTAAAGGCGTATCCAACGTAATAGAAGCGACGTCGAAAGAGGAGCAGATTCACGGTCTATTTGGAATAGAATTGATTAACATTATCCGCAAAGAAAAGCCGGAATGGTTTGACGATAAGATGGAGCGCCAAGTTATGGACGCCTGCCGCGAAGCTTATCGTTCCGAGGAAATCGTTATTGACTGGATTTACGAAGAGGGCGATTTAGACTTCCTTCCGAAAGAGACCGTTAAGGAATTCGTTAAGAATCGTTTGAATAACTCGTTGAAGAGTATCGGGTATAAGGAAGTATTCGACGTAGATGAGACGATCGTAGAACAAACGGACTGGTTTGATGATGAAATCTCAACCACCAAACATGTAGATTTTTTCGTGAAGAGGAGCGTTAATTACACGAAGCGCAGCCGAAGTATAGGAGCGGATGACTTATTTTAGGGGGCAGTTAATTATGGAGAAATATTTAATCGAACAATACGACGTAATCGAGGATAATAGATGGCTAAAGGACGTTAGAGATATCGAGGTTTATTTCGAAGATATTGCACGCGATTACATGGAGTGCGGACAAGGGTATTACCAAGACTACGCAGACTTTACTTGCAAGATCGGAGACAAGTTTTACGATGTCAACGTATTCGCTGAGATAGGTAGCGCTAAACAGGATGTAGGCGATAGGCTTTATTGGATTGATAATATCGAAAGAATCACGTATCACGAAATAGAAAAGCCAAACCCAAAGCCAATAACTTCTGTTACGTATACATTCAAAGTTACATCATCTGAATTGGCAGGGATTAACGATTACCTAGAGTCTAACAGTATTGAATATGAAAAGGAGACGGATAAATAGATGACGGAAAAACAACGAAAGCCATTCGATTGGCTAAATAAAAACAGCCGAGATTTCCTAAACGGAGGTTACTTAACGGAGGGTACCTCGCCAGAACAACGTATTAAAGAGATAGCAGAAAACGCACAGATTATCCTCGGTATCGATGGATTTTCCTCCAAGTTTTACGACTATATGTCGAAAGGATATTACTCGTTATCATCGCCAGTATGGGCGAACTTCGGTAAAGATCGAGGGTTGCCGATAAGCTGTTATTCAATCGATATACAAGATAATATGGGCGACATTATGCGAGCAACGGGCGAAATTGGGATGATGAGTAAACTAGGCGGAGGTACAGGAGGATACTTCGGAAAGCTCCGACCACGTGGCTCTAATATTACGGATAATGGCGAATCATCAGGCGCAGTACACTTTATGGAGTTGTTCGAGGCTCTTATGGACGTTGCTAGTCAAGGTAAAGTACGTAGAGGCTCGTTCTCGCCTTATCTTCCAGTAGAACACCCGGACATTGATGAATTTCTAAAGATTGGTACAGAAGGTAACGCAATACAAGGACTGACGCATGCTGTTACGGTAACAGATAAGTGGATGCAAGAGATGGTTGACGGAGATGTAGAGAAGCGTGCGACATGGGCGAAGGTAATTCAGTCTCGCGTAGAAATGGGCTATCCTTATATATTTTTTAAGGATACGGTAAATAACGAAGCTGCTGACGTATATCGCGATAAAGGACTGACGATTAATCACAGTAATTTATGCAGCGAAATAACGTTACCAACTAACGAAGATTACTCGTTCGTATGCTGTCTATCGTCAATGAACTTACTACATTATGACGAATGGAAGGATACAGACGCAGTAGAGACAATGGTGTACTTCCTTGACGCGGTAATGACGGAGTTTATCACGAAGTTAGAGGACATGCGAGATTCAGACGAACAAGAAAAGAGACAGGCGTTCTACTTCATGGAGAAGGCGTACAACTTTGCTAAGGAGCATCGAGCGGTCGGATTAGGGACGTTAGGATGGCATTCGTACTTACAGTCGAACATGATTCCGTTCGAAAGTATGGAAGCGACGAAGCGTAACGCATGGATTCACCAACGTATACACGATAAAGCATATAAGGCATCGGAAGAACTAGCGGAAATGTTTGGGGAGCCGGAGTTGCTGAAAGGTTATGGACGTAGAAACGCCACACTAATGGCGATTGCACCGACGACTAGTTCCGCATTCATTCTCGGACAGGTATCGCAATCGATTGAGCCTTTATTTTCGAACACTTACGTAAAGGATTTAGCGAAAACTAAGGCGACTATCCGTAATCCTTATCTAAAGGAGGTACTCGCCAAATACGGCAAAGATGATCGCGAAACGTGGAACGATATTCGAGATCATGACGGAAGCGTGCAACATCTCGGATATTTGACGGATAATGAGCGTGACGTATTCAAGACGTTCAGCGAAATCGACCAGTACGTAATCCTCGACCAAGCAGCGATTAGGCAGCAGTTCATCGACCAGAGCCAATCGTTAAATATTATGATTAATCCGGACGTATCAGCGAAAGAGATTAACGACTTGTACTTATTCGCATGGAAGAACGGAGTTAAGACGTTGTACTATCAGCATAGTACAAACGCAGCGCAGCAGTTTAGTAAAGATAAATTGTGTGTCGTATGTGAAGCGTAATGACGAGGATTTTATTTTCGATTAAAACGCCTAACTCCTCGGACAATCTGCGTATATAGAAGTATAAGGCGGTGATAACATGTTACGTAAATTACGGAACCTGTTCGTAAGAAAGGCGGAGTCCAAATCAGCCTCACTCGCAGATAAGATAGAGGCGGAATTAAAACGCCTAGCAGACGAAGCAGTGTACGCGGCTTATTTGGAAGAAATGTCGAAGAAACTGGCGGATAAGAAGAACATGAAACTACGTGATTTAGTCGAATTCGAGCGCGAGGTTACGAAACGTTATCGGAAGTATCACTAAAACAAACGGAGGCGGTAAAATGGGTATTTTAGAAGTATTGACGATTGTATTCGTAGTATTGAAGCTAATAGGCGTTATTGCGTGGAGTTGGTGGCTCGTATTCCTGCCGCTAATTATAAGCGCAGTGATATACGTTATCGTATTAACGCTGTATGTCATCGGAATAGTAAAGTTGAAGCGCAGTATTGACCGGGATTTCGACCACGACTTTTTCAAATAATTAAAACGGAGGCGATTCGATGGGAAACAAATACGGAGATATTCGCTGGAAATGGTTGAACGAACGAGGTTTCAACGTACTATCCGACCGACACCAGTATGCATATATGCAGTCGCTGTGGACGTCACCCGATCTCGTACAAGGCGTATTCTGCGAAAGTCCTGCGGGGACAGGTAAGACTGTCCTTGCGGTACTCGCCGGAGCCTACGCGGTACTAAACGAGGAATACGACCGCATCATCTATATCCGAAATGCCGTACCTGTCCGCGATCAAGGATTCCTACCGGGAGACAACGGAGAGAAGGATGCACCGTACATGTCACCGCTGGCTGAGGCGTTGGAATACGTCAATCCCGGAACATTCGAGGAATGGTCGTCAACAGATAACGGAAATATACCGAAAGTTGTTCCGTTAACATCGTCATATGCACGAGGTATTACGTGGGACAGGTCGTTCATCATTATCGACGAGGCGCAGAATTTCGACTTGCACGAATTAAGAACGGTATACACGCGTCCAACGGATACTTCGAAGATTGTCACGACAGGATCAAATAAGCAGGTCGATAATCAGCGGTTAAGACGGTATGCCGGAATGACTCCGTTCGATATCTATATGAAGCATTTCGAAGGTGAGCGGGCTGTCCGTCATAAGCTAGAGACGAATTACCGTGGTTGGTTCAGTAATCATGCCGATAATGTTGACGAGACTATTCGGGAGATTACCAGAAAGGAGTCGGTGTAATGGAAAACTTGCCAAAATCACTTCGAATAGGAGCGAACGATTACGCCGTAAACTCCGTAAGTGGATTGGCGTCTGGTCAAGGAAATTGGGGCGAAATTGATTACGGAAACACTGCAATAAGCCTTGAGGAATCCCTTAGCGAAAGCAAGACGCTAGATACGTTGATTCACGAAATGACACACGGAATATTGTTCGAAGCAGGTTTCGATGATCACACGGAAGAACAGGCGAACCGCATAGCGAAGGTACTGGCGTCAACATTGCGGGACAATGATTTCGGATTTATGCGGAAGGAGTCGAAGTCATGCGAATAGCAAACGGAATACTAGCGTTACTGTGGATCGGAATATTCATTGCTTTTACGGGTGGCTTCGAGATTAGCCGGTTTGGAGTCGGATGTCTAATACTAGCCGTAATATTATCCGCCGTAAAGGACATGCTGGCGGACAGCGAATCGGCTACCAAATCCTACGAAATATCCGTATACACTGCGAAGGTAGACGGTGAATCGGTATATGTCGCAGAGGTGAGGAATCCAGACGGAGGTACGGAAGTATTCGGAGGAGATACGTTAGAAGAGGCGCGGAGTAACGCGATGAAATATATCGAGAAGGAGTCGAAGTAATATGGCGAAATTTACAACGGGCAAGGAATTAATCGAGGAAACTATACGGGATAACCACGAGGTACTGAGGAGATTGGCGGACGATAAGCCTGTTGTCGGATTTAAACGACTAACAAGTGACGCGATTATCCCGACGAAAGCCCACGCAACAGACTCCGGATTTGATTTGTACGCAGCAGAGGACGTTGTTATACATCCCGGAGAGACTGCGGTTGTATCTACGGGGGTTGCCGTACAGTTGCCGGAGGGTATGGAAGCGCAGGTTAGACCGAGAAGTGGTATCACATCAAGGGGATTTGTTCAAGTTCATCTCGGTACTGTTGATAACGAGTATATTGGAAACATTGGGGTTATTGTAGAGAATAAAGCGGACTTCATTCCAATGTATGAGAAGGCTAATAGCAGGGTACTTCTTGGCCCTAAAGGTAACATCATTACCAACGAAGACGGTACCATATACAAGTCTGATGATCTTGTATTTTCCCACTCCTGCCTTATCCGCAAAAGCGACCGCATCGCCCAACTAGTCGTCCAATACTTACCGCAAGTATCCGCCGTTGAGATTGACGGGGATTTGACGGAGACTAAGCGCGGTACCGGTGGATTCGGGAGCAGTGGCGTAAGGGAGGACGATTAGATGTTCAGTGCTATCGTATCTTTCGTAGCTTATACGATTATCTTATCCGGAACAATATGCGTATTAGCGATTGCGTGCCTAGGGATAACTTGGGGAATCGGTAAGGTGCTTAAGTCGCTTGATATATACGGATTATTTATAAAATTTTTAATCGATCATTACCGGAATAAGGAGGACGAATAATTGACGAATAAAATCAACGTGTTAGACGATACAGGTTACGTAATCCTCCATGACGTAATGGGTACGGACTTATCCGTAGTAAACGCAGCGCGCGTCAGCTACGACAAAAAGTCGGAAGAATTAACGGATGGTGACCGTAGATTAATCGCCTTCTTGGCGAGAGAAGGGCATTCGAGTCCTTTCCGCCATGCATTCCTGCAATTCGAAATATACGCGCCTTTAATGATCGCCAGGCAGTGGCATAAGCACGTCATAGGTAGCGACCATTCGTTCAATGCGCACAACGAGTCAAGTAGACGGTATGTCACGGAGGAACCGACATTTCACGTCCCTTATGCTGACGAATGGCGAAGTAAGCCGGAGAACTCGAAGCAAGGCAGTGGCGTTCCCATTGACGAGTCGGAAGGAACGTATTTAACCGAGGAACTATTCGACTATATACTACGTGGCGAGCAGTTATACGGGGAGGCAATGGCTCGTGGAGTAGCTCCAGAGCAAGCGCGACTATTCTTACCGGCATATGCGATGTATATTCGATGGTATTGGTCGGCATCATTACAGGCGGTATGCCATCTGTTAAATCAGCGACTGGCATCTGATAGTCAATACGAATTTCAGCAGTATGCGAAGGCTGTACTCGAATTAGCGCGCCCACACTTCCCGGAATCAATCGACGCACTTGTCGGAAAGGACGGATAATATCGCACTAATCACAGAACTAGCGGTAGCCTGTACGTTATTTGCGCCCTGCCTCGAAGAACCTCCGGACTACCCGGCGTACATCGACGATAAAACTGGCGCAAAGGCAGAGGCGGACAGGTTGGTGGAGGATAACGAATCTTTAGAGGCGGAAGTCGAAGTTACCGAGGACTTGTACGATGCACTAGCGGACGATATAGAGAAATTACAGCGTGAAAACGACGAACTACGGACGGAATTAGACAAACGTAAGGAGGCGGAATCTGATGGCGGAGAAACTCGATATAGCGATACAAGTAATCGGAAGAATGGTCGCACTGACATCGATGTTAGCCGTAGCAGTGATCGTGATACTGGCGCTGATAGGTCTGGCGTTGTTCCTTTGGGACATACGGAAGCTATGACGATGGAGGCTACGGCTTATACGGCGCATTGTGATACCGGATGTACAGGCGTCACTGCTACGGGAATTGACGTAACTGGCGGGATATATCACGAAGGTAAGCGAGTAATTGCGGTAGATCCTACGCAGATTCCACTCGGTTCTACAGTAAGCGTTAGTACCGGAGGACAGTCGTTTGAGGCGGTGGCGGAAGATACGGGAGGAAATATCGGACATGGGCGTATAGACATTCTAGTGGAATCTACGGATGAAGCGGTAGAGTTCGGCAGGCAAGACGCGGAGGTGACGGTAATTGATTAGACACGATAGAATCGGCGACGATATAGGACTATTTGACCGTGCTATGAAAATACTTGCGGGAGCATCGACAATGGAACCTGATTATTCGAAAGGGAGCGATAATATGGGTACGAGCATTAGCGAATCAAATCGACACTACATCGCAGACGAGGAATTAGGCGGGATCGAGCGGGAATATGCGGTGATTGGCGCGAGAGGCGGGAGAGCCCGCGTTGGTGATTACGTAGTAAGCAGTACTGGACGTATCTGCAAGGTTACTAAAACACACGACGATGGGGACGTAAATGTAGATACATTGGCGGGAGAATATAACGGAGAATATACTCGATCCTTTTACAAAACGCTATCCCCAACGGGAATCATCCGGCACAATGGCGAGCGTTATCGCTTAGTCGAAGATATTGAGGTGGAGATTGGCGGGAATATTCTTATTATCGGTGCGGTAATGACGGGTGGGAAATATTCAGTCGGTGACGTACTTACAGTCGATGAGGTAGGTAATTCGGGGGTCTACGTTAATTCCGCAAAGACAGAAAACGGCCCGAATAATATCGGATATATTAGTTACGACGAGTATATCGTACTCGAGCCGGTAATCGACGAACCAACGGCGGACGCACCGACGGAATCCCAGCCGGACTTAGTAGACCTCGTAATCCGCCTAACGCGCAAGGTTGCGGAACTAGAGAAGCGCGTGAACGACGCTGACTACAAGGCGGGGCAGGCGCTGACTTCTACGTCACAATTTGCGGAAAAGCTAACGGACAGTGAAATATCGGTTAAATTAGATGGACGCACGGTCGCGCGTGTTATTACGGGTAGTGCCGATGAGTAGTCACGGCGAACACGGTCCGCAAGCATCGTTCACATTACCGCCATTCAACTACGAATACAAGGCGGACTACCTCCGGGACTTCATCGCAATTGACCCGGACGACACCGCAGGCATAGACGCGGTATTTGCGGGATTGGTCGAGAGTGGTTCGCAATGTTCCGACGTAATGGCAGCAGACGAGATGGAGTCGTTAAGGCGGTTGGTTGCGGTATATAAGGCGCATATGGGACGTAAATGACGAAAGGGGACGTTAAAATGACGAATATATATGGATTTAGCGTAGGGGATGTCATTAAGATTACGAGATATAACGGGGATGAAGTCGAGGCTACGGCGGAAGTAATAAATACTTGCGATACGGGATTATTACGCGCTAACCAGTTGACTGGAAAACGTCTAATGACGTACCTAAGCGGGTATATCGTATTAGATTTGGAGGACGCATTCGAGCGGATTTCATCGGCTGCCGTTGAAGTAACCGACGTAGTTTCACACCCTCCGCATTACAATTCCGGACGCTTCGAAACTATCGAAATTATCGAGGAGATAACGCAAGGGTACGACGATGGGTTCGTTGCACACTGCGCGGGTACAGCGATCAAATATATCTCGCGCGCACCGCATAAGCACGACACACCGACGGAGGACTTACGCAAGGCAGCGAAATACTTGGAATTTGCGATTGAGCGGCTAGAGGCGGAGGAATCCAAACGCTAACCTTCCGCCTTATCGGCGCCACGCAACCGGAACACGAACACCTTTCCGTCACTGCTCCCGCGGTCATATTCGAAGCTGTACGGAGCCTTATCGGAGTCATATCCGTACATCGCCGCAAACTTGCGCGCACTCATATAGTAGCGCTTGTCCACGTTGTAATTAGACGTAGCGGCATCGGACATATCGGCGACAGCCTCCGGTCGAGCGATCGCCAGGCAGCGGCCCCTCGGATCATATAGGATGGCTAGGCGTTGATATGGACGGATGCCGAGCAGCTTCTGGGCGGACGAGTTGACATAGAAACGGCGTTGCTTGTCGAGATTGATTGCGGGAACGCCGTCGGATGGGACGAACTCGAATCCGTCGAGTATTGACGATGTTGTGGCGTTTGTTGGCGTAATGTCTTCGGTACTATTGTCGTTATTCATAAGGAAACCTCCGTAATATTGCGATTTTAGTCAGTATATCACGAAGTATTGGCGAAAGACAAGCGTTTTATACAAGATTAGGCGAAGTTATCACGAAAGGCGGCGATTATATGGGAGAAAATACAGGCGCAAATACAAGTACAAAACAACCACGCTCACAAGCCCGAAGCATCCTCCGCCAATACTACGAAATATCCTCCCGACGATATGCCGGTGATTACGGAGCATGTGACGTGTTACTAGACTTCGATAGAGCCGTAAGTATCGCCAGGCTGACACGTCGTCAGACGGAGGCTCTAACGCTCATATACGGCGAAGGATTGACGCAGGCAGAGGCGGCTGGGCGACTTGGTGTGCGGCAGAATACGCTTTCCGAGGTATTGGCGAATGGGGAGCGTAGGATTGACGCGGTTTACGATAGATGGCAGTTACTAGACGAGGAGATGGCGAAATGACATTAACGTACAAAGAGCGACTACAAGTGGACTACGAGCGCATACGCACCGCCACCAAAGCCGGAGCGCTTCCGTTACCGCAACGGATGGACGAGATTCGTCAGGCTACGGACAGGTATGCGTTGGCTCACGCGGAGGAATATGACGAGGCGGTGGCGCAAGCGATGGCGGAGGGACGTTCGCCGGGAACCGTGCCGATTCCGTTTAAAGATACGGGGTTGCTTCACAACCTTGCGGACTTATGTATGGACGAATACCTACGGTGGAGCCATCCGGATAAAATGACGATCGTGGAGTATCCGGTTATGAGCGCAAGTCAGCAAGATAGACGGAAAGGTACGGAGGCTCCGTTTGTGTGGTCGGAGAGTTACGACGCTAATGACGTAGATCATGCGCCAAGGACACGGGATTACATGCGAAAGGTGCGCCAGAATCAGCGGAGTTTGCGGTAGTATGAGGATTGGTATAGATGTTGTATAAAAATAACGCATCTATACCTTTGTTACACTGTTTAGTATATCGAACATCTCCCGATCCCTATCAGTTATTACATTCCCCTTTGAGCATAAATCCGTAAATGCCTCCGCAAAATCTTCTTTAAAGTTAACGTGGGCATATTCCGTCTTGCCATCTAGGGGCAAAGGGAACTCCTTGCAACCTAATACTTGGTAATGAATGCAGTGCCCTATTTCGTGGATGCAGTCGTTAACTGTCGCCTTAGCGCTTATATACAAGGTATTTGTTTTATGGTCATACGCACCTGCGACGTTGTGGGTTTCTGTATCGTGTTGCTTCAAAAAGGCATAAGGTAAACCGGTTTTTATATCATAACTTATTAGCTTTAATAACTTCGGGAACATCTCCTTGATGACATCTTCTGCTTGAGTTACCAGGGAGCTTTCCTTAGTCAATGAGAACAAATCCATAAATACATCCTCCTTATATCCGTTTGTCTTATTGTATATAAATATTCGGCGTTTGTCAAACGAAATTATAACGTAAGGATTAATCTACACTAATTTACCGATATTACCGTTATTTAGACGGTTACCCTTTCGGAAAACGTGAACGATTCACATATTCTCGGGATAATACCTGCGATATTCGCGGGCAAACTCAGCGAAGTGATCGACTGAAAGGCTCGCGGATATAATATCGGACGGTCGGCTCCGATAGCCTTGCCGGTAAGGCGTATAATGTTCCGGAAACTGTGTACCATCGCCGACCATGATGCCGTAAAGGTGTAGCAACAACGGGGAGGGCGGAAAGGTTCCCGACACGCCGTGTCAACGTAAGTCTTTTGCGCGGGTGCGTAGTACAGCCGTTGATCGGTTACAAGAGATACAGGATACGCCGACCTGCCTCCGTAAATAGGCGCTTGTCACATCGAGCAATAAAACGCTCCTATACCGTGGCAGGCGTCTTTATTTTTGCGTTAAAACCGCCCGAAAGGCGTGACTCGGACGTTAAATATAAACGGCACGCACACAATACGAGGAGGATGATCGAAGATGAACGAACAGACGAATGAATTTAACGGGGAAAGATCGAGTTTACTGCTTAATTATTTACGGGAGTTGCGGACACTGAAGGAGTGCGGAATTAACTGCGCTAGAGAAATAAACGAGGTTATGTCCGAGATTAATGGCGAGTTAGATGTCGGTAGAGGTGAAGACGATGAGTAATCGAATAGCAGCAAAACCAACGTTAAATGGCGTAAGATTTCCGAATAACTTGGACTTCATCTACGACGATGGTAAGGCGAAAATGACGTTTATTCTGGAAAATGAGGACGTACTCGAGTTTTTCGATATGATACGTGAACCCGTTAAACTGGGCGTTGCATTTTCGGCTGACGACCGACCTAGAACGATATGTCCTCGCATGTTCCTCGAGATAACCGGAATAGACAGTAATATTGACGACTGGACGGCGATTGAGTTATCAGGTGAGAGTCGTGAGGGAACGGATTTGGCTGCGTTACGCAAGCTATAAACTACTTATAATTTAACGGAGGTCGATTATGTGAACGAGTTTTTCTGCTACTCTACGACATTAATGCATTTCTTAAAGGCGAACGGGCTCCGCTACAAATACGCCACTACGCACAGCCGCACAGGCAACCGTATGTGGGTGTTTGAGCGTGATGACGGATTACGTAGCCTATTGGACGAATATGACGCTAGGAAGGCGCAGGCACGCGCTGAGGGACGATTGGACGTCGGTAAAGGTCGCATACAGGCGAATAGTTAACGGGAAGTAACTTAGTGAACGGAGGAATAGTATATGATCGAAAAGGGCGGTAAATTAACGAATCATACTCCGATTGATAACGGAATAAAGCGAGTATTTTTCGATAAGGACAACGATCTAGGGTACGGAGACTTTGCGGTGTTTATCTACATCGTAATGTACATCCAGTATTCGGACGATGCCGGAAAAGGTGCGGATAACGGCAAGAAGGGTTACGCATATACGACAAAGACTCGCATGATGGCGGAGCTATCCATCGGCAAGGACGGACTTAATTCGTGCATAGATCGGCTCGTAAAGTACGGATTTATTGAGACGCGTGATGTCCCGAACAGGTACGGAGGCAAGCCGTTGCAGGAATATAAGCTATCGGACAAATGGCGTAGTGGCGCGGGCTAGCGAGGTCGAATGCGGATTCAGCCCTTTGCAATGGCGGATTCAGCCCTTCGCAAATGCGGATTCAGTCCGTATTAAGTATATAGATAGTTAAGTATATCGATAAGTAAGTATATAGAAGTAATAGCGAAAGAGAGAACAAGGTCAAGTAATACCGAGATTAACCAAAGTACGGTTAACTCGGGAGAGTGATTTCAAAAGATAGATCGCTTACGCTAAAAGATTATCGCCAATAGATAAGAGATATAGTGCGATAGGTCAAGTGCGTCAGATCTTAAAGAAAAGAGAAAGGTCAAGACCGTCTACTTGTGGCGCCCAACGTTCGCAGGTCAGGCGGTTATTGGCGTTATAACAAGCGGAGGTGTTCCGATGTTAAGACGATTACCAGGACGCACATATAGGCGTATAAAGTACGCAATATTATCCGTATACGTACGAGGAGTACTCGCATATTATGGATATAGGAAATAATACGGAACAGCAACGGAGGGGAGGGGCGATAACATGGCGAAGTTAAACGAGAAGCAGATCGCTGCTGTGACGATACTGGCGTTACCTAAACGTGGAGGACTAACGTACCAACAAGTCGCTGATAAGGTCGGAGTAAGCCGTCAGGCACTCGTAGATTGGCGTAAGAGGGACGACTTTAATAAGGCGCTAAAGGACGAGATTGTACGTAATACTCTCGACACTATGCCGGAGATTATGGAGTCGATTCCGAATCATATTATAAACGATGGAAATGCGGCCTTATTTCGTACATTGCTACAGGCACACGGAATGTTGACGGAGAAGCACGAGATAGAAACGGCATCCAAGGCGGAAGATACTGACGCAATGAAGGCGGAGATCGAGAAGTTCCGCAGTAGGTTAGAAAATGGTAGTAATGTAAAGCCGGACTAGTTGGCGGACATTATATAGAAGGAACCGGATTAAGTACGGTTTACAGTCGGCTACAGGTGACGTACTACAGGCGTTGTTTATAGCGCCGTACAGCGACGTAGTGCCGGATAGGGTAACGTACATATAGCGTACTGTATAGAGAGGCGTATACAGCGTTGTAGTGGCGTATATGTGACGTACCTGATAGCGTGGTATCTAGCGCTGTACCGAATATAGTGACGTACACACTGGCGCTGTAGTGACGTATATGGTATCGTAGGGTAATACAGGTAGCGTAGTATAGGGACGGAATGCAGGCGAGGTACTGCCGTGTGGTGGCGTATAGGGATGCCGGTAGGGTAGCGTATGTAGTGACGGATAGGCTCCGTACACCAGGCACGAGGCTCTGGCGCGTGAGGGTCGGAATGCTTTGACGTACTACCGGTTCCTGTGCGCCGTACTGTCGGGCTGGTGGCGACAGACTGCAGCGATGTAGCACCGTAATTATGTAACGCAAGGCGTCAGTTATGCACGATTTTATGCAGCGGAAGTGTTCGGTTACTTAACGTAACTGTAGTGTATGGCGTACAGTATAGCGTATGTATGTCGATGCATAACAGCGGAAGTAGTTGGCGACAACAGTGGAGGCTGACCAACCGTTGATGCGTAAGGGTTACGACCATTGACGGAATATTCGGCAGTTAACATATTAAAGATTATCGGAAGCTATAATGTATAACGATGAATACGATATACATGCGGAATAGGGAAACCGGCGAAACAGGAAATCCGAGAATTCCGGAAAGCGGGCGGAGAAACAAAGAGGGGCGGGGCGGTTTATTCCGTGGCGCCGTCGCCAGGCACACCTTAACCGCGGATATCAAATTTTCACTTCGTCTTTTTACGTACACCTTCGCCACCCGACGCACCCTATTCGGACGCACCCCGCAAACAACGTAATACATAAACGCACACAGACGCCATTGAGCGTCTTTTTGTCGATGTCGTAGGCGAATACACCAAAGAACGCACAGTCACGCTGTAACACGCCTTAAAACGATGATTAGACGTATGTCAACGTAATAGTAACGCAATACAATCGAAGGTACACGAGAAGGGAGACGATAACTATCGCATTTGTTAACGGTAAATGGATTTCCGGCGCCGAACGGCGGGAACTAATCGATGTATATGTACAGTATATCGATATGCTCGACGAAAAGTATCCGGACATGAACGATCTATTAAGTGACCCGGACGTTGCATCTGATTACATCGAGAAGGCGGAAGAACTCGAACGTCTACGGCGGATTGAACGTTGTGAGATGGATACTTTACAGTTTGCGATCGAATATTTTAGCGAAGCAGGTAACCCGGGAAACGACGGTAACTGGGACGGATTTGATGTCGCAGATAAATCGGAGTCTCCGGAATTCCATAAGGAAATTAACGAGATTATGTCGGAAGTATCCTCGGAGAAAGTAAACGCGCAGGTAGCGGTAGCTGCTCCCAGGTCCCATGCGAAGAGTTCGTATCTATCGAAGGCATTCCCGATTCATCAGATCGTATATCGCCTCCGTAAGTACGTAATGATTATCTCAGAGACTCCGACAGTTTCGAAGGGTAACATGGAATGGGTACGTAATCAGATGAAGTATAACGATAAGCTACGGAATGACTTCGGCGCCCTGTTATCGCCAAAGGATCAGGCGAACGCACAGGATAACTCGGAGTCATTTATCGCGTGGTATCAAGACGGAGATAGAAAGCGCCAAGTTGCATTAGTCGAGGCGGCATCTACTGGACAGGCATTGCGTGGACGTAACTGGAACGGATCGCGACCGGATTTAATCGTATGTGACGATTTGGAGGACGCTAGACCAGGCGGTAACGCTTCTACGCCAGAACAGCGCGCTAACTTACGTAATTGGTTCAGTCAGACGGTTGTTCCGTTAGGCGACCCTAAAGGCGAACGTACTGCGATTGTCTATATGGGAACGACGGTACACTTTGACGCGTTACTTATACAGGTATTGTATCACCGGTCGGACTTTGAGACGCGGATTTATCGCGCCATTATTGACGAACCAACTAACGCTGACTTGTGGGAACAATGTCGGCTTATTTACGTTGATCGTGATAATCCGGACAGGAAAGCGGATGCTGACGCATTCTATAAGGATCATGAGGCGGAATTACTGGCGGGATCGCGCGTCTTATGGAACGACGTACAGCCGTTGTATAAGCTGATGAAATGGAAATGGGATAACGGAAGTAAGGCGTTTAACACGGAGTACATGAACAATCCGGTCGATGAAGAGTCGATGATATTTAATCCGGAAACATTTACGTATTGGGACGACCTTCATCCGGACAAGACATTCAATCACGCGGAACACACGATATCGATGGGCGTTGACTTTGCGATGGGTAAGAAAGAACGCGGAGACTACTCGGCTATATCCGTTGTCGCTCGTAATAAGGAAAGCGGAATAGTTTACGTTGTGGATTCGTACGGCGAGAGAGTTAAGCCTGACGCATTTATCGAGAAGATAGTCGAGATGACGCTTCATTGGGAGCCGGATGTAGTAGCGGTTGAGGCGCAGGCGGCACAGGAATTCTTTGCGGATATGTTAAAGGTCGAACTAGCAAACGCCGGTTATCCGTCATACACACGACTAAAGAAGATATTCCAGCGGACAAGGAAAGAGTTGCGAATCGAGGCGATGCTTCCTTCGGTCGAAAACAAGACGATCCAATTCAGCAGAAAGCATTCGCTACTACTCGAACAATTCGAGAGGTACGGACAGGGCGGTCACGACGATTTGCCGGACTCGTTAACAATGTCGGTAGATGCTTCGGCGGAAAGTGACGCGGTAGTTCGGACAGTTAAGCGTATGAATCGATGGTAGTGCGACATGAATCGATGGTAATACGAAAGATACCAGGAAAGGAGGCGGACAGATGGCGAAAAGATACCGAGGAATTATAGGCGATTATAATTTATTGTCGCCCGACGATATGAACGATATTTTATTTTCACCGTTTCAACAGGCGTTGGGAGTCGAAACATTCGAACGTATTCAGAAGCAGCTATCCAATTACGATTATTATTCCGGAAAACAGCACATCGATCCTCGCACGGGACAACTCGTCAAGGCGAAGGAACTCGAGCGCCCACCGGGATTCGACTATAAGCCTACGCGTTACGCCACGAACTATTTTAAGGCGATCGTTGACCGTAAGGCACGGTGGCAGATGGGCGGGACACACGGAATCAGCGTTCCACGTAAGCAGATTGACGATATCGCCGATGTGATAGCGGAAGGATATACGCCAAGCGATGCACAACGCAAGGAGAACCGCCGAGCGGAGGATTACGAACAACTTCTGTACAAGCTATGGGACGAAAATAAGATGCGCGCAAGATTGACGCAAGCTGCGCGGGATCGTCTTATTGCGGATAGGGTCGTATGTAAGATCGTATTCAATCAGCAGACGGGTAAGTTGCGGTGGATATTCCGACCGGATAGCGAATTTATTCCGGTTTATTCCGATGATGACTTCGAGGATTTAATCGGAGCGCATTTCGTTAAGGCGCGCAAGTGGGAAGTTAAAGGTAACGAGGTAGACGCGATACAGCTACAGTCATTTCGTTTAATTGACGGTCAGGCATGGCTCGAGGAAACGATACTACGCGAATCCGATTTGAAGCTTCTTAAAACAGTCGTCAAGCTATCGCCGATGGGACTAGATTTCCTTCCTGTTCAAACGTTCCCTGTGGACGAACTATTGGCGGAATCACTAGGGGAATCCGAGATCAGCGACCTACGCGAGCAGAATGATCGACTTAACCAGCTTAATGAGGACGCAATTGATTCGCTTAAATTCGAAATGTTCCCAATGACTGCGGTATTAAACGCGACAGTCGGAACAGCGGAACAAATGGAAGTATCTCCGGGCGCAGTCGTAGAGGCACGCGGTCATACCGACGGACAGACTCCGGATATTAAGAAAGTCGAAAGTGGATTCCGTTGGCGCGAAGCATTTAAGGATCAGTATGCGCGAGTTAAGGCGGCAATGCACGAGATTAGCGGATTACCGCAAATAGTTCCGCAAGAACTTAACTTCGGAGGACTTAACGGTGAGGCGTTACAGATACTGTTTCACGATATTATCACGGACACCGAAGAGCATTGGTTGTCGTGGGGATATAATTTATCGGAGTTACACGAGAAGTCAATCCGATACTTACAGGCGCGTACAGATTCGGACAAGTTTGCGTATGATAAGCCAGTCATCCGAGAAATTGGCGACGAATATACGAATGAGATGCGTTTCGTATTACCGTTACCGGATAACCGTAAGGAACTAGTCGAACTACTCGACCTAGAATCTGCGGCAGGTTTCGAATCAACGAAAGGCGCAATCGAGCGTCTAGGCGTAGAGAACGTACAAGCGAAGGTACAGGAAATCGAAAGCGAACGCAGTCGACAACGATCAGACAGCGATCCATACAGAGAAGAAGCGATCGGAGGTGATGACGATGGCAGAACCGATGTACAGTAACAAAACCGGAGGAATCCCCGGAGAGAAGGGAGATCCTGGCGAACCAGGTCCGGTTGGTCCGAAAGGTGATCCGGGAAATGACGGACAAGATGGCGCAAGAGGTCCGGATGGTCCTAAAGGAGATACCGGACCGCCCGGTAAAGACGCGGAACCACAATTCACGCAGGAACAGGTTGACGCATTATTAGCGTTAATCAACGAACCAGAAGCGTAATACCTCGACCGAAAAGTCGCTAAACTATCCGGAACAAAACTTCGCCGTCGGGCGTTAAGCGAGAGGAGACGATATTTATGCCAGAGGAAACAAACGAACAACAAACGCAATTACCAGTTACGGATCCAGTTAACGGCGAACAAGCGTCTGCGGAGACGGAAACTACCGAACAACCAGCCGAGACTACTCCGGAACAAAAGATACCGTATGACCGTTTTAAGGCGAAAGTCGACGAAGCAAATGCGCTAAAAGAACGGTTAGACAATATCGAGAAGCAACAGGCGGAGGACGAGCGGAAACGTTTGGAGGAAGCGCAGGACTACAAGAAACTGGCGGAGCAATATAAGGCCGATTTAGAAGCGCAGAAAGCAGACGTGCTTAACGCGAAGAAAGATACGTTATTGACACAGGCGGGATATACAGCGGAACAGATCGGATTACTCCGTAATACGGTTGTCGGAGAAACTGACGAAGATATTGCGAAGTCTATCGAAGATTTGAAGGCGGTTATTGCTCCAAAGCCGACATACGTCGATCCTAGTGCCGGAAATGGTGCGAGGGATAAAGCGGAGTCAGCCGACCCGTCAAGTTACGGGAGAGAGTTGTACGAAAGAGTATTTAATAAGAAAAAATAAAACTAGGAGGAATTTTAATGCCATTTTACACACCGAAATTCGAGGTAACTGATTTCAGCGGAGGAAAAGGGATTTTAGCGTCAGACCATTTACAATATTTAGAAGCGGGAGCTACTTTGGATGCTACTGCGTTCCCTACGGGAGATATCGGGGCAGGGAAGTTAATTGCACGTAATACGAGTACAGGCAAGTTTGAACCTGTGGCTGACATTACTGGTGACGAAGAAGAAGGAACCACGGGCTTAGAAGGATTCGACGAGTTCAGCGTACTAGAATACGGTTTTACAAATGACGGTAAAAACGATTTAATCGCAGGTTCCGTTATTGTTAGAGGTAGTGTTTATGAAGCTAAATTAGCCGACGAAGTATCAAATGAGTTCAAAGCACTTACACCGATGATTCGTTATGTATCACACAAATAATAAAAACACAAACTATTAGGAGGAATTTAATATGGCTAACGGTATTACGCAATTAGAAGAGTTTCAACAACCTGTATTGAAAGGATTGGTAGACGCAACGGTAGAGAACGTCATCCCTTCATTTGCAGATGAGTATTTACAAGATGAACAAATTTTCTCCCCTAACTTTACTTATGACATCTTTAAGGCGAATCCGTCGATCGCAGGATTTGTAGGGTATGGGTCAGAACCACCGGTAATGGATCGCGATGAAGTTGCAAAAGGTGTTGGAGAGGTAGCGAAAATGGGTCACAAATACATTATGACTTACGAGGAATTGATGGCTCTTCACCAGGCTAAAACAAACGATGAAACTAGAGCAATAGTGGATCGATTAGTAATGAAGAACTCTAAGCTAGTGGAGAACGTTAAAAAGTTAGCGAGTGTATCTAAGTTACAAGCAATCGCGCAAGGTACGTTTAGTTATGACCGCAACAAGGTCAAAATCAACGTGGACTACAAGGTTCCAGAAGACCATAAAATTGCGCTAACATCTGGTAATGATTGGGCGGAAGCGGATCATGATGTCATTGGTGACTTGCTAGAGTGGAATGAAAAGTATATCGAATCTAATGGTAAGCAAGCGGATTTAATTCTAATGACGCGTGAAACGCAAGCGTTATTATTAAAAAATGCCGTAATCGTAGCTGAGTCAGGCCGCCCAGAAAACGCTACCAGGGTAAATGCGGATGAGTTATCCTCAGTGCTAGGGGCGTACGGACTGCCAGCAATCAAAGTAATCACTGAGAGATTTAACGTGTTCGTTGACGACCACACAGGAGAAACTGTTCGACAAGAGTTGTTCCCAGTAAACCGTGTCGTATTCGTCTCTAAGGAAGTTGGTAAATTCTACTATGGCCCTACTTTGGAAAATAATATGAAGCCAGGTATTGTTCTACTTGCGGAAGACCTTCGCCAACCGATTCGATCTGTTGTAGAGGCACACGCAGCAGGATTCCCGGTAATTACTACGCCTAGCCTACTACTACATGCTGACGTATTTACACCGTAAGGAGACGATTAAATGGCGAAAATTAAAGTCGAAGTAACCGGAGCGATCGTCGATGGACACGCTCCCGGATCGACTATAAGCGTAGAAGGGAAAAGCGCGGAATATTTGGAGGGTATTGGGTACGTACGAATATTACCTAAACCCAAGCCGGCTAATAAGGAGTCAGCGCCTAAAGCGCCAGCTAAGAAGAAACCCGCGAAGGCTAAGGAGCCTACGACTAAATCATAAGGAGGGATGCCAACGATGGCGGACGAAGGTGTACGAGTAACTAAGGCGGATTTAGAAAAGCGCCTATATAGACGTTTTAAAGGTGTCCCCGGATTTACGGAGGATGACGCTACTGATCTAATTGACGAATCACTAATCGCCCACGGAGTGTCGCCGTCATCATCGGATGACATCCCGGATAGAAAGGTAACCCTCGTTATGCTGTACGCACAATCCGAAGGGGCTTGGACGATCGCTATATCAGTCGCACATTATTTTAAATATACGGACGGAGAAGAATCGGTCGACAAGTCAATGTTAGCGGACAGCTACCGCAAACTAGCGAGAGAATTACGTAGGGACTACGAGCGCGAAGAGAAGAAGGATATCGTCTCGTACTTCAAGGTCATGCGTAGATTGGATCGAGATTAATGCGTAGTCAGACGGAACTTGACCGTATGCTTGCGAAGATGACGAAGGATTATGCCACATTAAATAAAAAACAACAGGCGGATGCAATCCGGAACATTGGACGAGTAAAGGGCGAGATGTCGTACTTACTAGCGGATTATGCGGACAATGACGGGATTATCGATCGTAGGCGAATTAGCAGGGTTATGCGGGATATGGACGGAATCGAGCGGATTATACGCGAAGACAGTTCGGAATCTTTCGATAAGATTATCGAGGATACAGCGGAATGGACGACAGCCAAGATCGTAACAGCGCTTGGTGTTGCGTGGACGGCCGGCTTCATTATGCGGACGAATGAACGAATCGCCACTAGCGTAAAGAATCGTAGAGGTTCCGACTTACTACAGCTATCCGATCGCGTGTGGGACTTATCCGGCGGAATGAGGGACGAGTTAACGCAAGTTGTTCGATCCTCCATTATTCGCGGGGAAAGTGTTTCGCAGATGATTCCGAAGATACGAAAAGTCCACGATAACGAGACGTGGAAGATTCGTAGACTAGCGGTTACCGAAGGAAACACGGCTTACCGTAAAGGGACGGCCTATAACGCGTCGCAGAGCGGTAGTGTCAAGTGGGTACAGTTTCACGATGGTACGTGCGGTCATCGAGACCACTTTCGGCATAAATGTTACGAGTTGGTTAACGAGGATTGGTACGGACAGGGAGCGGGGATATTTAAGCCGTCAGATGACGAAATATTGTCGCCACATCCGAATTGTACAAGCTACATCTCATACGTTCTTGACGAGCGTTATCTGTAAAGGAGGCGGAGGTTAATGCTTACAAACGAAGATATCGAATTTATGAAACAAACACGTAAGGAAGTCGTCAAAAATCGTCGGCACGATATTACGATTTATTGGGAAATAGACGGAGAAAAAGACCCGTGGACTGGCGAACCTCTTGAACCTACTACGGATGACAAAGTAGTCAAGAGCGTTGTTACCGAGATAACAGCGATCAATAAGGGAGCTAACCGACTTATCATTAACGGAATAGAAGTCGAAGAAGGCGATATTCAGTTTAGTATCAGCATCGAGGATATCGTAAGTATCCCGTATTTTATGCGGGTGGACTTCGCTGATGACGAATACGACATTTTTGGTGACGTAAAGAACATAACGTACGACGAACGAGAATATACGGTCTTAGCGCAATCCAAGAAAGGTATCGGCGAACGAAACCGCGTCGAGTTTTTAGGGAGGCGGACGATATAGCTTATTTAAACGTAAAAGTCACGGGGATAGACGCAGCGCTTAAGAAGTTGAGCGACCGGACGCTCCGAAAAGACGTAGACGAAATAACGGGAACATACGCTAAGAAGATGGCGAACGAAAGCGCTCAAAAGGCGCCTGTGGATACGGGAGCGTTACGTAACTCGATTACGGCAAGCGTCAAAAAGCACGGAGACGCCGAGTGGTCGTATGGATCGAATCTTCCGTATGCTCGACGACAAGAGTACGAACACTCCACGAAAAAGGCGTTCTTCCGGGAATCCGTGTGGAATAATCGTGATCCGTATAAGAACGCGCTAGTAGCCCGTATTAAGAAGACGGGGCGGTGATTAGATGCAGCACGAAATAACGTCGTCTATTATGGCGCACTTGCAGTCTGCGGGGCATTCTGTCGTGTGGATATATCAAGGCGTAAAACTTCCGGGAACATTGCCGGTGGTAACCATCGAGCAGATGCAGAATAATAACGCGTTTATATCGAAAGGACGCGAGGCTGTCGAGACGACATACCGGCATCAAGTCGGACTAAGGGCGCGGACAGAAAGCGAAAAGACACGAATACAGAGCGAATTAAATCGGATATTTTTATTCGATAAATTCGATCTACTAGATACAACGGAGACACCTGCGCCAGTCGTAGGGTCTTTTTACGTTAGACCGGTAAGTATTGTCCCGATTATGGACGACACGGTTAACGACGAATCCGGAAAGCACCGGGTTTACTTCGACATTGAAGTCGAACAAATAACAAGGAGGTTTTATTAATGGCAGTAGAGTACAGAGGAGACGAAATTATTTTCGCGGTGTCAATTCCGAAGGGTGGAAGCGATAACGTATTACGCTTTTTTAACCAGACAGGTGGATCAAGTACGAAATCAGCGGACGAGATCGAGTTAGACACGAAGGATAAAACGGGATCGGATTATGGTAAGGTAACGCAGTCAGTCAGCTTGGAGGGTATTATTACCGAAGGTGACGAGACTGTCGATTATATTGACGAGGCAATGGACGATAAGAAGTTCGTTAAAATTTACGAAATTAATACGCGTACATTGGAAGCTAAGTCCGGTCTATATATGATTACTAACTTCGAGCGTACATTCAGTAATGGCGAGTATGCGACGTACACATTAGACGGATCATTAAACGGTAAGCGTTCCGAAGAAACATTGACGGAAGTACCAGAAGGAGCTCCGGAAAGTGACATCGAAGACCCGTCGGATGGCGGAGATGAATCCGAAGGGCAAAGCATTGGCGAGGCATCTATCGGAGACACCTTTAAAGTAGACTAATAGGAGGGTTATATTTGGCGACAAAAGAAGAACTAAAACAAACGTTTGTAACGGGAGCAGTCCCGACGGAGAGCGACTTTCATGATCTTATTGACGTTGCAGGTTCGCAAGGTCCTAAAGGGGAACCCGGTTCTGACGGAGATCAGGGTCCGACGGGTGAAACCGGCGCAAGCGGTTCGAACGGCGTTAGCGTAGTTGGCGCTACTTCTGACGGAGATAATATCGTTTTTGAAATGTCCGATGACGCTACTATCGAAGTTCCTTGGCCAACGCAAGAATAACGTAATAATAATAAATAACGGAAATCAAGGCGTCCTACATGGGCGCTTTTCTAATTATCTTATAAAAAGGCGGAGATTATATTATGGCTACATTCGAAATTGACGGTAAAGAGTACGATTTAAAGTTGACGTTTCCGAGCGTTAAATATCTTAATGGACAGCTTCAAGGCGGTCAAATGGAGGTAATTGGAAAAGCGCTCATGGCGGACTTGGAGTTCTTCCCCCACGTAGTACACGCGGGATTGTTCCATACTGACGAAAAATTCACGTATAAGAAAGTGGAGAAAGCGATCGAAAAGGCGTTCGACGACGAGAAACTTGATGCGTCGGATATGATGCGTATTTCGAACGAGGTAGTTACGGACAGTTTTTTCTACAGGAAGCTGACGGAGAAACTTCTAGCGGAGAGTCCGGAAGCAGCGGAAGCGTTGAAGAAACTAGCGAATTAAGTTTCGTAGATCAGGCTGTTTTCGACGGTTGGCGTTACTTACGTATACAGCCCGGCGACATTATGCGGATGACACCGAAAGAGTTCGGTCTAATAATGAAGGCGGAGACGGAAAGTACGTACGACCGTTACCAATTCGCCGCCGATACCGCCATGATGCAAGAGAAGGCGAGTCGTGCGAAGCGACCTAAGATTACGGACCTATTTAAGCGTCCAGTTGACGAAGAATTGGCGAGAAAGAAAACGGAAAGTATGGTCGAGCAAACGGAACATACGCAAGAGTGGTTATCTCAGTTCGAAATTACGTAGAAAGGAGGTAAGCCATATATGAACGATATATTAATCAAGATAGGCGGGGATATATCCGGTCTATCGCAATCCCTTTCGCAAGCGGGAAGTCAGCTAAAAGGATTTACGCAGGACGCGCAGAAGGGGTTTAACGCTATCGGGAAAGTCGGGAAAGTAGTTACTGCCGCAGGTGTCGGACTGTCAGTCGGACTTGGTGCGGCAGTAAAGACAGCGGCTAACTTCGATAGAGAGATGTCGCGAGTTGGGGCGCTAAGTGGTGCGACGGATAAGGAATTTAAGCAACTGACGGATACTGCGAAGCATCTCGGCGAGACGACAGTTTATTCGGCTAAAATAAATTGGCCAGTTGCGGGGTAACTCGCAGCCAAAAACAGTGGGTGAATTCGGGGAAGCCTCAGCGCTTAGTGGCGGTGGTAATCCCGAGCCAAGACGGACGAGAAATCGACGTAAGGTGTAGAGACTAACGCACACGACCTTAGCGCCTTGTGGCGTAGGTTATGAAGCGACACGAGCGCCCACAACCCTTCCCTAATAGGAGGGTTATGATATAGTCCCATCCTCCGTGGAAATGCGGAGTAGTAGGATAAAGAACCTACTTATAAGATCATGACAGAGGCAGCAGACGGTAGAATCCTGCCGTCTTTAAATCGGGCAATATCGGTGGAGGCTGGAGTATCTTAATAGATATTACGTTAATACCGAGATAACTGCGACACCACGCAGTATCGTAGAGCATAGGCGGTGAGCGTTAAGGAAGCAATAACCCGCCCAAGAGTGTCCGACGTAATGAAGCCTTCTGCGGGTGGAGCGAAAATGTATGCCGAACCGTGTACGAATAGACGTACAATCATGCGGAGAAATCCCCGGAGGTAGCGGATAAAAAGCCGTTACGATAACAATTTGATGGCATTCTTAGCAATGGCAGGATATAAATCCAATGAAATTATAAAAGCGATGCCGGGCCTTCTCGATATGGCAGCGGCAGGTCAACTGGACCTCGGAACCACCGCCGACATCGCGTCAAACATTCTTCAAGGTTTCGGACTGCAAGCGGAAGACACCGGACGAGTCGCCGACGTACTGACGAAGGCGTTCACGAGTTCGAATACCACGCTAGATATGATCGGAGATACGATGAAATACGTTGCTCCACAAGCGGCGGCTGCGGGGTATTCTCTCGAAGAAATGGCGGCGGCGTCCGGACTATTGGGTAAGCAATCGCATTGCCCGGCTGTTGAGAAATTGGCAGCATAAACTATTGTGTGAAAACGGTGGAGGCTAAATTAATGGGGAAAAAGGATTGCGTATACTGTGGGGACAGATACGAAAGCAAAGTAAAGACACAAATGTATTGTTCTAGGGATTGTCGAATGGAAACTATGAAGGTAAGCAAGGACTGCGAGTATTGCGGTAATACATTCAGAACACGCCATAAATCTATCTACTGTTCCCGGTCTTGTTCCGTGAGAGGCAGCAGAGGTGCTAAATTAATAGACTTAGAGTGCCGAAATTGCGGAGATGTTTTTAGACGCAAGGAACATGAAATAAAGGGGTCTAAAGTAGGTAACTTCTGTAATAGATCCTGTTGGAATGAGTTCAATAGTAAGTCTAAGGGAAAGGATCACCACAGATATTCTAGTAAAGATGTGACTTGCTTTTATTGTGGAACCACCTTTATAAGAGAAACTAATCAGGTGAAAAGAAACGAAAACCAATTCTGCTCATCTGAATGTTACATGAGCCATATCCACAACCCGACACTAACAGATGAAGAAAGACGCGAAAATAGAGATTACCCTGAGTATCGGGCGTGGAGAAGTAGTGTGTATGAACGAGACGGATACACTTGTCGTAAATGTAACAAGGTCGGGTCGCGGATTGAGGCACATCATATATTTAATTTTCATTCACATCCTGAGTTAAGGACGGAACTTGGTAATGGAATAACATTTTGCGTTGACTGCCACAAGGAGTTTCATAAAACGTATGGTAATAGATTTAACAATAAGGATCAGATTAAAGAGTTTATTTAGAATCCCACCCATTAGTAAGTTAATACCGTGCCAAGCCGGAAGGAAACGACCGGAAGGTGTAGAGACTATGCGGAGTAAGCTAAGGCTAATCTAAGCAGAAACGCGCACGAGCGCACAACACCTTAACGAGGGATGTCGAAGGTGAAGATATAGTCCCATCCTCACTGAAAGGTGAGTAACCGTTTAAACGGCGGTTTATAAGGAGAAAGAATGCGGGCATTCAAGCGTCCATGGCGGGAACCTCGTTACGGTCGATGATCGAACGATTCGCCGGACCTGTTCCGAAAGCAGCGGATTTAATGAAGCAACTCGGAATCGAGGTAACGGATGCCGACGGTAATATGAAGTCCCTTGCGGATATAGTCGAGGAGGTTACGAAAGGTACGGAAGGTATGGGTAACGCGCAGAAGATAGCGGCAATCAAGACGCTAGTGGGCTCGAGGGCAGCGGCGTCATTTATTGCGCTAATGGAAGCCGGACCGGATACCATGCGCGAGTTTACGAAGGAACTAGAAAATAGCGGAGGTACTGCCGCGGAGATAGCTGCGAAGCAACTCGATAACTTATACGGAGCCTTAATCCTACTTAAGTCAGCGATAGAAGGCGCAGCTATCTCGATCGGACGTGCGTTAATGCCGGCAATATTGGCGATAACTAAGGTTCTGACGAAAGTAGTCGGATGGTTTAACTCGTTATCAGACGCTACTAAGTCGTATATGGCGATTACTACAGCGGTAATAGCGGTACTATTGCTATTCCTTGGACCTCTACTCATGCTAGTCGCTATTATACCGGCAGTAGTCGCAGGGTTCTCGGCAATAGCGGCAGCCCTCGGAGTAACAGCCGGAGCATTGGCGGCGACACTCGGAATAATATCGGCAGTAGCGTTAGCGGTGCTTGCGTTAGTCACGGCGGTCGTATTCGCATATAACGAATTTGACTGGTTCAACAAGGCGGTCAAGGCGGTATTTTCCGGAATAGCAACGGGAGTAACTGTAGCGGCAGTAGCCGTCAAGGACTTCGCAGTATTTATCGGAAAAGCATTAGCGGCGGCATTTGTGGCGTTATGGAACGCAATAGGTCCGGCAACAAAAGCAATCGGCGAGTTTATCAAGTATCTCGTCGTCAGCTATGTTAACGGGTATATAGCGGTAATGAAAGTACTATGGACGGTGTTTTCGACTGTCGCGGTGTTTATCGGAAAAGCAGCGGTAGCAGTCGGTAAATTCGTCGGGGCAATAGCGGTGGGCTACGTTAAAGCGTATGTTTCTGTAATAAAATCGCTAGCCACGTTTTTCACCGAATTAGCGTCGTCTATATGGGACGCTTATGTAAGTATGGCGGAATTCGTCGGTTCTCTAGCGACGTCAGCAATCGAATCGGCTGCGGAATGGCTTGGTAAGATGGCGATTAAAGCGACGGAATTAGCTTCGGCGTTAAAGACGAAAGCCATCGAGTTATTCACGACAACTATGGAAAAACTAGCGGGAATTGGCGATACTGTCGTAGGATTCTTCGACGGATTAGCCGACAAAGGATTTACGTTGGGCGAGGCGTTTAAGTGGTTGGCGGGGCCAGTTGCGTCGGTTGCGATGATAATTGCCGGACTTAGCGGTTGGGTCGGCGTACTAATTAGCGTACTTATATTCCTAACGACCAAGACGAATATTATTACGGATATGATTAAGGTATTCAAAGGCGAGTTAGAGTTCAGCGAAGCTATATCGAATATGGGCGACATGGCGTCCGCCTTTATAACAAATCTAGCGGACATGCTTACGTCTGCAATAACTACGGGAGCGGAAATAATCGTAAGCCTTATCGAGGGCATGGCGGACGCACTTCCGGGGTTAGTCGAGACAGGTACGCAAGCTATGACGGACTTTATAGAATCGTTAACGGAAAAGCTTCCCGGGATTATTGAAACGGGAACAGAAGCGGTCGAGTCGTTCGTCGAAGGTATATCTACGGCGCTACCTAAAGTAATAGAATCGGCGGTCGGAATTATCGAAAAATACGTCGAAACTATTACGAGTAATCTTCCGAAAGTTATCGAGTTAGGCATGTCGATTGTGACGACGTTGATTGAGGCGGTCACTAGCGCATTACCGATGGTCATTGATACAGCGATATTACTACTAACAACGTGGATAGATACGCTATCAACGCTGCTTCCTATGATCATAGAAGTCGGGATATCGATAGTCACTACGCTGGTAGGCGCGCTCGTTGATGCGTTACCTATGATTATCGAGATTGCGGTATTATTGCTAACTACAATAGTCGAGACAATTATTAAATTAATTCCGTTAATTATAGATACGGCGTTAACGATTGTTACCACATTATTCGATACGCTAGTCGCAGCTCTTCCTATGCTTATAGAGGCTGGGATTATGATTATCACTACGTTAATTGACGCAATGATCGAATTACTGCCGATGATTATAGATTTGGCGATAACGCTGATCTCAACGATCATAGAGACGATAGTCGACTTGCTACCGACGATAATTGACGCAGGAATAACGATAGTGACTTCATTAGTTGACGGAATTGTCGAGGCACTTCCTGCGATTATAGACGCGATCATTTTACTTGTAACATCTATCATTGAGATAATTGTCGATAATCTTCCGGTCCTTATTGACGCGGGAATCCAGATTCTCATGGCGTTAATCGAAGGAATAGTTTCTGTACTACCGGTGTTAATCGACGCTGCTATTCAAATTGTTGTCGCTTTGTTAGGCGTTCTAGTAGACGCACTTCCGGCGCTGATTGACGCAGGAATCCAGATACTATTGGCGTTGATTGACGGTTTAATCCAGGTAATCCCGACACTTCTTGATGCGGTATTACAAATTATAGTGGCGCTGGTCGGGGCGATTATAGATGCACTCCCGAAGATAATAGCGGCTGGGGGTAAAATCTTAATGGCGTTGATAGAAGGAATTATTGAGATATCCCCGCAATTATGGAAAGCCGGAATAAACTTAATCATCGAGTTAGCTGATGCAATTGTTGGCATGGGCGGAGAATTATTCGATGCCGGTGTAGACATTCTCGGAAAGCTTGTTTCCGGAATATTAGAAGTATCCGGAGACGTAATTAGCGCTGGATGGGATTCGGTTAAGTCATTCCTCTCAGGAATAACAGATAAACTAGGCGACGTTACGAAATCTGGCGGAGAGATAATTGTTAAGATGGTCGCGGGTATTACGGAGAAACGCAATAACATGATCTCATCAGCGCGGGAGTCCGTAGCTAATTTTATAAACGGTATCATCGAGAAATTCGGGGAACTTCTTCTTGTCGGCGGAAAAATTGTCGGTAAGTTAGTCGAAGGAATTAAAGAAAAAATCAGCGACATGGTTACCGCAGGTGGAGACCTTATTAACGGACTTAAAGAAGGAATAAATAGTAAGGCGAAGGACGTAGCATCGGCGGCTAAATCAGCAGCATCCAGCGCAGTAACAGGCGTTACGAAATTCCTGAAAATATTCTCGCCATCACGCGTATTTATGAAGTTGGGTGAGTATACTGGCGAAGGATTGGCGTTAGGTATCGCAGGCATGTCGAAGAGAGTCGCGGATTCATCACGCAAACTCGCGGAAGCAGCGATGATTGATCCTCCGCAAATAGATGTCGGATATGTTACGCCACAAGGTGCGATGTCAGCGGGCGGATTTAACGCGTCTGTGCGTCACGAACTAGATCGCGGAGACAATAACGACTCTGCGGTACTGTCGGAAATTCGCGACGAACTGCGCAAGCAGAAGCAGATGATCGTCGAGATGGACGGACAGCGCGTCGGTGAGGCGGTAACTCCGCACGTTAACGGAAAGAACGCGATAGACTCGACGGTACGACGGTACTTCTAACGAAGCGCCGTCCGAGAGGAGGAATAACGTCTAATGGACGTACAAATAACGAAAATGAACGGAGACTCCTTCCGACTGTCCGAATATGACGTAACGGTGCGCGACTTTATTGTCGGCAGTATTCCGGTAACGGGCTTATATGGGACGGTGGAAGGACGAGCAGGAACGGTAGATTATGGCGCTGATTTCGGTCAGCGTCCGATCACCGTTCCTTTTTATATGGAAGCGAACGACATGGCGGATTATCCGCTGTTAAGGGACGAGTTGTTTGCGTTAGTTATATCGCAAGAGCCGTTTTATATACGCGAGATTAGGCGCGCGGAATATCAGACGGGCGATAACCGACTGATTAGCGGCAAGAGGTATAAGGTGCGGATAGCTGGCGAATTTAATATCGAGCAACAATTCCGATATGGATTCGGAGAGTTGGCGTTTGAGACGGTGGATTTACCTTATGCGGAGAGCGTCGGGACTACGCAGGATATTCAACGCGATGGCATATCGTCAGAATCGGAGTTATGGGGATTCGGGATAGGTTTACAGTCCGATGACAAAACGCTGGATTACACGTTTAGTGGGACAGATTTTCCCGTATTCAATGCCGGTAATGTCGGAATACACCCGTTCATGCAGGAAATGAAGATTACAATTAAAAATACCGAGGAGTCTACCGGTTATATCGAATTGAAGAACAAGACAAACGGAACAAGTATTCGTATAAACGAAGGGATTAAAGATGATCAAATAATTTCAATAAATGGCGCGAATGTAACAATTAATAACTTAGTTATCGATCCCCGCAAAACCAATCGAGGAGTATTACAAATAAGCCCCGGATGGAACGAATTTACAATTTTAGGGGCGGCTGGTATTAATATAGATTTTGATTTTAGGTTTTATTACTTCTGAGAAAGGGGAGATTATTTGGAACGATTTATCGTTGACTCATTGTGGGACAGAGTAACAAGAAATGACATAAATAACAACTTTGAGTATCTATTCCGAGGAGTAGATGATATAGCCGGTCTAATTACAGAAAGAGTTTATAGTGAGATAGTAGACGGGGCAAAGCTAGAATGGAAAGAGCCTGTCAACTCGTTGGACGAATTACCTGACGAATCCCTTGAGGGGGAAGTTCGAATGGTACGTGATACAGGAAAAGTATATAGGTTCAATGGAAAGGGCTGGCTAGAGATACAGGAAATCAATACAGGCCCAGTTAATGAAATTGATGATCGTTTGAATGAGAAAATAGACACTAATTTTAAGGACGTTACAAGTAAGTTGGAAGATTTAACAACCAACGTAAAATCGCATGGCGCAGTAGGTGATGGAGAGGTTAATGACACTGATGCTGTATTGAGTGCGGATTCAATAGGAAGAGTTTTGTATTTCCCTCCTGGGGTCTACATTTTAGACGTTTCTCCAAGTCAGAAGTCATACGGGGATGGGGCTACGTTAATAGTGGAAGGGTATAGAATGACTTTAGATGATAAAGCCCTAGAAGTTAATAGTATGTGGCAGGATTATATAAGGTTAAATAATACGGACTTAGGGATAAACGCAGGGAAGAGATTAGACGATAGGAATTACGGTAATGTTGCTGTCGGAAATAACGCGCTAAAAGACGCCCAAGATCGCACAGTAAAGAATATCGCTATCGGACACAACGCAATGCAGAGAGCGTATTGGAGTTACCAAAATGTAGTGCTAGGTACTGATGCTGGAAGGGACTCCGCAATGCTCGAGCGAAATACTATTATAGGAAGCAACGCAGGGCTGACGATGGGTGATGACAATGTCACGGATACTCATTCCTACTTTAGCGAATGGCGCCCGACTGACGATTTAGATGATGTATGGCCAGAGTGGAGGTCGTACGCAGGTACAATTGAGGACCCTAATTTTAAGGCGGTTAATCGCGCAGACGCCAAGGGTAACACGGCATTAGGAAGAAACGCGATGGGGTGGACGATTACCCCAACATACTGTACGGCTGTCGGTTATAATGCGTTAGAGAAGGCTTTCAATGGAATTAACACCGTTGCAATAGGCGAAGGGGCCTTATATAATGGTGTTAAGTCAGAAGATTCTGTTGTGATTGGCAATAGGGCGAATGAGAATAACGCTGACAATCAAGGCGACACTTCTGTAGGTTATAACGCTATGCAAAAAGTCGTCCACAGTTCTTTTAATGTTGTGATGGGATACCAGGCCTTAAGCGGTTTCGATATGACTGATACAAGCAAGAAGTTATCGGATAACGTAGCGATTGGTAGATTTTCTATGGGTAACACAAGTGGAGCGGTAACTTCCAATGTGGCCGTAGGAGCGAGCGCTATGCGTTATGGACAAGGTAATTTTAATGTCGCTATCGGACAGCAGTCCCTCCAAGATAATTCAGGTGGATCTAATAACGTTGCAGTTGGTTATAACTCCGCAAAGTCGCTTAAGAGCGCGACTAGTATAACGGCGCTAGGCTACAACGCTCTAAATAATTCTTCTATGGATGGTCTTTCAAATATCACCGGAGTTGGCCAGAATTCATCTGTAACAGCGAGTAACCAAATTCAACTAGGTAACAGTTCCGCGACACCTACGGCATTTAATCCTCTGCAAGTTAGAAGTGATAGGAGGGATAAACTTGACATAGAGGACACCCAACTAGGTTTGAATTTCATTAATAAATTAAGACCCGTACAATATCGAACTAACTTTCGAGAGGCTTATATTGACTACGATAAGGACGGCAACCCCGTAAATCTAAAAAATGACGGAAGCCGCGCTGGAACACGTAAACATCAAGGGTTAATAGCGCAAGAGGTTAAACAAGTAATAGATGATATAGGTATCGACTTCGCGGGGTATCAAGACCATAAAATAGGTGGCGGTCAGGACGTCCACTCTTTAGGGTATGAGGAATTAATCGCACCTTTAATAAAATCAATACAAGAGTTATCTGAACAGGTCAATTTTTTAGAATACAAGATATTAAATCAGTAGATTAGTAGTATTATTTGGAGAAGAGGTGAGAAATTATCGAGAATAACTTTATAACCCCAGTATTCCAGGTAGGAGGTCAGTCGGAACCACCGATACAAGTGGACAATGTCTCGTACGTCCGTAACTTAAACGGTGAAGAGTTTCCGGTGCAAGCGACCATCACGCACGATCTCGAACTTAATGGAAACCAGTCAATATCTTTCAGCGTACTCCCGACGAAAGTCAACGCAACTTTCATAAATGACATCGCGGAGATGTGGGAGGTAATTGACGGTAATGACGTCGTACACAAAATAATCTACGCGAAGAAGAAAGGCGAGGGGTCGCTATTAAACGTCGACATCAAAGCGGTACCGTTATTCTTCGATACGATGGATAATGAACGTATCTACGAAGAATACAACGAACACATGACGGCGATTTCGGCGTTCACTAAGATATTCGAAGGCATGCCGTTCGGTTTCGTCCTATCCGACGTATTTGATGCGGTCGAGTGGGAAGGATTTGGCGCCGGGGAGTCGCGGTTAGAAACGTTTAAGCGGGCTTTAGATAGGTATAAGGCGGAGTTCCGCATCGTCGGAAACACCGTTTACATCGAGCGCCAGATTGGACGGGATACATCTTTCGTGTACCGATATAAGCTTAACGCGTCAAACATCGTCAAGGAGATCGACGCTAATGAGTATTGGACGTACGCCAAGGGATACGGTAATTACGGAAATGAGGGCGAAGGTGACGGGGAGTCTAGCGACTGGCAGGACGCCAAACTAATACGGGAATATACGTCTCCTCTAGCGAAGATACTAGGAATACGCCACGCGCCTCCGATCAAAGACGGACGTATCTCGACCGCCTCCCGTATGGACAGCGGACTAAAGGCGTTAGTTGACGAATCACTAAAGATAAGCATTACAACGGACATACACGATTTACGACGTCAGGGCTACGCATTAGCGCAGCCGGAACTCGGGGATCGTGTTTTTGTTATCGATGAAAGGATCGGACTAGACGAAGAAGTCCGCGTTATTGACGTTTCAGTGACGAAGGATTGGCGAGGTAATGTCGTCGATATGAAACTGACAATCGGTTCGGAATCGTTGACTAAACGCCATCAGTCGAATATGAGTACGGCGGTTGACCGGATTAACGAATTAGTCGAGGGGCGCCGCAAGTTACCATTTAGCGTACTTGACGATGCCGTAAGGAACGCGACTAGAGCATTACAGAACGCGCAGACGGAATTGTCATTCGGTATAAACGGCATACTTGCGGTCGATAAACGTAACCCGAATTTACTGACGTTGCTTAATTCGGCAGGAATTGGGATTAGTAACGACGGAGGAAATACGTTTAGGACTGCGATGACGGGGGATGGCATAGTTGCCGATGTTATTACGGCTGGAATATTGAACGCAGATCAAGTAGCGATACAAGGCGGGTCAGGCAGAAATTTCATCTATATGAGTGGTGACCACTTTGAGGCGCACGGTACGTATACTAGGACATGGTGGGGTCAGACGAAAGAGCACGAAGTTGGAATACAGATGCGTAACGGTTACTTATTAGCGGAAAACTATAACGAAGATAAGAGACTTTACTACTCGGATCACGGGATATCAACGTTTATTCGGGGATATGATGACGAAAGTAGTAATCAGGAGTACAGTGGTTCTGGTGTTATCGAATTCTTTTCGCACATGTACGACAGTACCGTGAGAGGTATGTCGCTGTTTTCTAACCGGGGTACTATAGGAATACGGACAAACTATCGTGATATTATATTAGATGCTGACAAAGACGTCGACATAAGGACCGGTAGAGGCGTTATCAACTTACGCCCGACTGAGACAGGGAGAGTAGGTAATAACGTATTTCAATTTTACGTAAAGGATCACACTAGTCCCAGCGATACTGACGGTGTAATCCGTTATGGATCGCCTAGTTCCGGGTTTGGTAGTGGCGTGAGATTTAAGAAATCAGCGTCCGGGAGGTCAACCGTATATGCAACGGACGGAGACGGGACACCTAACGCTGGTGACTTCTCCGCAGGGTATATGAACGCTACCTATGACATATCTGCGCGTAATCTTATAGGAGATTTACAAACCAGGTCTACTAACTTATATCTTATGACTTCCGGCGGTGAAGGCGAGGTCCGAGTAACCAATTTGAACGGTAATAATAATGGGAGTCCGTCGTTCAGAGATTTTCGAGCAAGGCATATTCGCGGAAACTCTATAAGAGTCAATGATAGCGGGGCGAACTTCTATATTGGAACCTCAACTGGTGAGGTACGCATTACCACTAACGAAATGGGCGGCGGAGATGCAGTAAGTTATCGCCCTATTAAAGCGTATAGATTCTTATTACCTAACGGAAATGAAGCGATTGCGTCCGGAACATTTTCACTGCTTTCTCTACGCCCTACTGAGAACGAAGGAACTGAGTTAGTAAGAGAAATAGACTTATTAAGAACAACGAACGAGGGTAGGCCCGCATACAGGATTAATGGGCTTGACGTTGCTGTGGACGACGTGGTAGCAAGTCTTGTGAAAAGTAACCAGGAGCTGACGAACAGAATTGAATTATTGGAGGATAAATAATGAATAATAACGAACAACCGACGTACGAACAATTAACCACGCAACTACGCCGCCAGAACACGCTAATCCAAGCGTTACAAAACGAAGTGGGCGCACTTACAGGCGAAAAACTCGCGGTATCTATCGCGTATCAAGAATCGCAGAAGGAACTCGAGAAGGTACAGGCGGACAAGGTTGCGGAACTTGACGCGCAAGCAGACGAAGAGTCCGCGAAGTAAATAGCGGAGGAGTTTACGGCTCCTCCTAGCCGAACCGCACGGGGTCGTCCTTTGCGGTCGGTTGCTACACTATACGGAAGACGGCGGAGATAGTAGGGGGTCGAACGATGCCAAACGGAAACACCGGAGGGGTGAGCGAAATGGACGAGTGGCAAAACCGCGTACAGCAGGACATCACGGAATTAAAGCAGGATATGTCGCAGGTAAAGGCGAATCAGACTACGTTTAAAGCGGACATTACGAAGCTAGAATTCAGCGATCAGATGCAGGCGCAGGAAATAAGCGCGCTCAAGGAGTCACTAGGCGAGATTAAGGAAGATACGAATTGGATTCGGCGGAAGATAACCGGAGCAATTATAACGGCGGTGATTACCGCTGTTGTCGCAGGAATAATCGGAATAGCAATCACGTCTATCTTCGGAGGTTAGGCGAATTTTTCATAGGGGGGAGGACGATAACATGGCGAACAAATTACGGAGTATGAGTAAAGGCGCAATCATCCGTACGGCAGTCCTAGTATTGGCGTTAGTTAACACGTCATTACAACTAGCGGGATTTGACGTACTGCCGTTCGCAGAGGCTGACGTAGAGATGTCGGTAACAGTCGTACTTAACGCAGGGGCAGCGCTGGTGGCGTGGTGGAAGAATAACAGCGTCACGAAGGAAGCGCAGAAGGCAGACGCACATATGCGTAATATGAAAGAGCGGAAGAAAACGGATAAATAGCGGTATGGAGGCGATAAGATGGCGGATATAAACGCAAGACTAAAGCGGGCGTTGGACGGACCGGCTCCGCAGCATAAGGTAGCAGGTCGGAGTGAGTTCGAGGTTACGGAAGGGTCGAACGGGGCGCTTCACGTTAATGTCGTAAATCAACCGGAACAAGGCGACGTGACTGTCGGTAATTTTCCGGAGGTGCAGAACGTAAAGGATGCGGATGTTAGTGCGGAATTGGCGGAGATTAAGCGGACGCAGGCGGACATATTGGAACGGTTGGATGGTACGTTTGATACTCAAGTAATTGGGAGTAATGTTGAGGATGGTATTCTTGTTAATCCAAACAAGAACTTTATTGAAGTTGAAGTTGCGGGAAACGATGTTGAACCTGGAAAAGATCAAGTCTTTGATGTTTATTCCAAACCCGGAGAAATTTGGACTTTAAAAAGGTTTGGTTACTTTGCTTACAGAAACACAGATTCAACAGGTAAACATCTTATTTGGATATATCACGGAGAAAGTCAATCAGATAGTAACTTTATAATGAGCATCGAGGGGGAAAGTAAGCAGTTTATGAGGGGAACCATACCTGGTAGAAGGCAACAGGCATATACAGGAGATGTAACCCCGTCTGACATCTATGAGATGGTAGAGACTATCAGAGACACATCGGTTTTAAGCAACAGCTTGCCGATTAAAATTAGATATCGAAATCAAGGCGACCAAACTGTCAGAACCCCTATATTCAAGTTATTTTTTATGGTGGAGAAGGTGGGTAATAATGTTGGGTGATATCGAAGTTGGAGACAAATGGGTTGATGATAACGGAAATGAATATGTGGTAAAAGATATTCAAGGGACAGTCGTAATATCTGAATCAATAGAGCCAATCATTGACGATGAAGAAGAATAACCCATACTCAACTAACTGGTTATCTAAAGTTGAATAAGAGATAAACGCAAGGCGCCCTAACCGGCGTCTTTTTTATTTGCGAAATTTTAACGAAGGGGAGACGATATTATGAGTTGGACGGCAAATAAGGTATTTAACAACGGTAAAGATTTCGTCGATTGGCTCGATAAGAATTACGGATCATACGTATCGAGCAGCATCAGTCGAGTACACGTTCACCACACGTATAAGCCTGACCATAGTAATAATCAGCCGACAGTAGACTTACACCGTAACATGCGGAATTACCACGTTAACACCAACGGATGGCAGGATGTTGCGCAGCATATAACGATTGGCAAGGACGGTAAAATCGTACTTGGACGTAATATTACGATGATGCCTGCGTCAGCTACCGGTTATAACGGAACAAGCGCAAGCCATCCGTTTATGTTCGAGACGATCGGTAACTTCGACAAAGGCAACGATATATTAGGCGGAAGTCAATTAGACTCCGTTTTAGCGGTATGTCATTACATCCACGTAACCAAAGGAAAGCCGTGCGTATTCCACCGTGAATGTTTAATTAACGGAAAAGCGCCTAAGACGTGCCCCGGAAGCGGCCTAGATAAGTCGAAGTTTATGACGCAGGTTAAGGCGTACAAGGGTAAAGCTCCATCTAGCGGAACAGTTTCCGCACCTAATACGGAGACAAAGCCGGCGACTGTATCGAAGCCTAAACGGACGTGGACGAAGGTAACCGGAAACTGGACGGGACAGACGCTAGGTATCGGAGAATACGGCGCCCCCGTAAAGCAGCTACAGACGATGTTGGCGAACAACAAACCTCCGTACTACCCGAACAAGGGCGCTAAGAATAACGGCGTAGACTCGTATTATGGTGATGATACGGAAGATGCGGTACGTCGGTTTCAGTCAATGAACGGCTTGACTGCGGACGGAATGGCGGGCAAAGCGACCTACGCCAAGCTAAATGGTAAGTCGACATCTGCGCCGGCTAAATCGACGCCTAAGAAGGCAAGCATTAAAGTCGACGGTTATTGGGGCGCGGCTACGACGAAAGCATTACAGCGCTATTTCGGCACTCCGGTCGACGGTAAGATATCGAAACCTTCCCCGATGGTTAAGGCATTGCAGGCGCTAGTTGGCGTCACGGCTGACGGCTATCTCGGTCCGGATACGTACAAAGCGATGCAACGACGATTTAAAACGCCAGTTGACGGAAAAGTATCGAATCCTTCCGTAATGGTGAAGGAATTACAGCGCAGGTTGAACGCAGGTAAATTATAATAGTACGGAATACTCCTCGCCTTCGGGCGGGGATTTTTTATTTATTTTATGTATACCGTGCGACGCAAACGGACATACTATAAGTATAGTAATAAAACATAATAAGAAGTACAGAGTTACATCCTCCACACCACTCCTCAAAAAATCCGCCCCATAGAAAATAAAAGAGTAATAAAGAACATTCCCAGCTTATATACATATAGTGTAAGAGCCAGACGGAATACCAACGTGGAATAGACGAAACATTGTCGTTCCAGCTTCAATCGCAAGTTTGGCATATTCCAACTAACTATACCCGCATGGTCGTCGACCTGGAATAGTCGTCGGAATACACGTTGGAACATCCATAAGTATAGGAGGTGGTACGTTTGTTTTCGATAATTGCATACTCGTCAGCTATATTAATAGCCTCGTCCGTTTTCCTTCCTGACCGCAAGATGACGTACAAAAAGCGCCTGTCCGTTATATTCCGACGTAACAACTTCCTTCGGGAATATCGCGACATCTACGGAAACCTAAAACCGCAGCAGCCGAAATATCACGGGTACATCGACGGAGATAATTACGTAGAACACGTCTACTCATTGCCGTTAGGTAAGACGCTATCAGAGTCGATCACCAACGCCATTACAAGCGCTTTTAGCGTGCCTGTGGCGGTCAAACTAGACGGGGGTATGTTACGTATTAAACTGTATAATGAGACGCTCACAGACCGTGTATTGTACGATGAAGTGCCGATACGTGCCGGTTATCTAGCGCCAGTAGGACGTACACTTGACGGTTGGTTATTTCACGACTTCGATAAGACTCCGCATATGACGGTGGCCGGATCGACGCGTCAAGGTAAGACGATATTCCTAAAGAATATTATGACGTACCTTTGCGAACATCAGGCGGACGATGTTTCGTTTTATATGATCGACTTAAAGGGCGGATTAGAATTCGGTAAATACGAATCGCTGCGCCAAGTTAAGGCGGTCGCGTCTGACGCCGAAGATGCAGCGGAAATATTTACGAGGTTAAAGGACGAAATGAAACGTACGATGGCGGAGTTTAAGCGTAACGGCTACACGAATATCGTTGACACTCCGATTAGGCATCGGACGTTTATCGTTATTGATGAAGCCGCGCAACTTACGCCTGAGCCATTTATGTCGAAGGAAGAAAAGAATCTTATGCGTTTCTGTCAATCGGCTATGGCGGAGATCACTCGCGTAGCAGGAGCGTTAGGGTGGCGATTAATTCACGCGACACAATATCCGACTGGCGATTCGTTGCCCCGCGCAGTTAAGCAGAATGCCGACGCGAAAGTAGCTTTCCGGTTGCCGTCAGAACTCGCCAGTCGCGTAGCTATTGACGAAAATGGAGCGGAGTATTTACCGCATCCAGGTCGAGGTATATACCGCACGATTGATCGCCAGGAAGTACAAGTACCGTACATTTCCGACGGAGAAATGGCGGAGAGGTTAAGTAAATATCGAGTAGATACGGAAAGGGTGTTCGGAAATGACGGTGTACTTTCAGCAGAAGTTCCACGTAAGGACGATGATGATATTATCACGCTTGAATCGGATGACTTACGCAACTAGGTCGCAGTTACAGGAAGCATGCGGACTTGGTGCGGTGAGGAACGCGAATCGTATATTGGCGCGGCTAGAGGACGATGGATTACTAAAGTCCGTGAGATGGCATCAGAAGATATACGGATTAACGAAGGAAGGGAGGTACCTATTAGACGACGATTACAGCCCAACCTCCGCCCGTGATTACATCGAGCATACATTGCTGACGAATGAAGCGTATCTGTCGCTAGAGATGCCGGAGGTCTGGCGTACAGAACAGAAGATGTCGTACCGAAGTAAGAAAGGAAAAGTCGTATTTACTCCGGATGCTAATTGCGTATATGAAGGAAGGAAGACGTTTATTGAAGTTGATCGTTACCAGCGGATGTCCGTTAACCGGGAAAAGGTCGCCACATATTCCGAGTTACAATCGCTATATCGGAAGAACGGAAAGCTGCCCCCAGTCGTTAAATTCTACGGAATAAATCCGACTCGTGTCGATCGAATTAGGCGGATGATGTCGGACGCAAATGTCGAAGGTACTGCGGAATTGATCTCTTAA